TCAGATTCCTTGTTCGCTCAGCCACAGGTTCAGGGCTGCCAGTTGCCACAGTTTGGAGCCATTGAGCGGCGTTAACTGGCTTTGCGGGTGGGTCAGCAAGCGGTCCAGCATGGCGGGCTGGAACAGGCCGCGGTCTTGGCTCGGATCGAGCAGCAAGTCACGCACCCAGTTCAGGGTGTCGCCCTGTAAATGTTTCAGGCCGGGGACCGGGAAGTACCCTTTTTTACGGTCGATCACCTCGCTGGGGATCACCCGCCGGGCGGCTTCTTTAAGCACCTGCTTGCCGCCATCGGGCAGTTTGAAACGGGCCGGGATACGCGCCGAGAGTTCGGCCAGCCGGTAGTCAAGAAACGGCGTTCGTGCCTCAAGGCCCCAGGCCATGGTCATGTTGTCGACCCGTTTGACCGGGTCATCCACCAGCATCACCGTGCTGTCCAGGCGCAGCGCCTTGTCCACGCCTGCGTCGGCACCCGGCTGGGCGAAGTGCTCGCGTACAAAGTCCCCGGCAGCGTCATTGGCCGTGAGCCATTGTGGCTGCACGGTGGCTTTGTATTCGTCGTAGCTGCGATCAAAGAACGCCTCGCGATAGGCCGCATACGGATCGCTGGCGCCATCGACCTGCGGATACCAGTGATAACCGGCGAACAGCTCATCGGCGCCCTGACCGCTCTGCACCACTTTGCAATGCTTGGCGACTTCGCGCGACAGCAGGTAAAAGGCGATGCAGTCATGGCTGACCATCGGCTCGCTCATGGCGCGGAAAGCCGCAGGCAATTGCTCGATGATTTCGTGTTCGCCAATGCGCAGCTGGTGATGACGGGTGCCGTAATGCTTGGCAATCAGGTCTGAATACTGGAATTCATCACCCCGTTCACCGCCTGCGTCCTGAAAACCGATGGAAAAGGTCGACAAGTCTTGTACGCCAACCTCGCGCAGTAACCCTACCAACAAGCTGGAGTCCACACCGCCGGAGAGCAGCACGCCGACATCCACCGCCGCGCGTTGACGAATGGCCACGGCTTCACGGGTGCTGTCGAGTACGCGGTCGCGCCAGTCTTCGAGTGTGAAGTGAGCCTCGTCGGCGTGGGGGCCATAGGGCAAGGTCCACCAGGTTTTCTGCTCCGTATTGCCTTGGGCATCGATGCGTAGCCACGTCGCAGGCGGCAGCTTTTCAATACCCGCAACCAGCGTGCGCGGGGCCGGCACCACCGCATGAAAATTCAGGTAATGGTTAAGCGCAACCGGGTCGAGCATCGGGCTGATATCGCCACCCTTGAGCAGGGCTGGCAGGGTTGAGGCGAAGCGCAACCGTTCGCCGGTGCGCGACAGGTACAGCGGCTTGACGCCCAAACGGTCGCGGGCAATGAACAGGCGCTTGGCGTCCCGCTCCCAAATGGCAAAGGCAAACATGCCATTGAGCTTGGGCAGCAACGCCTCGCCCCACGCGTGATACCCCTTGAGCAGCACTTCGGTGTCGCTCCCGGAATAAAAGGCATACCCCAGGACTTCCAGTTCGGCGCGGAGTTCAGGGAAGTTGTAGATCGCCCCGTTGAACGCCAGGGAAAGGCCCAATTGGCTGTCGATCATGGGCTGCGCAGAACCATCGGACAGGTCCATGATTTTCAGGCGGCGATGACCGAGGGCTATCGGCCCTTGACTGTGAAATCCCCAGGCATCGGGACCACGGGGTGCAAGGTGGTGGGTGATGCGTTCGATGGCTGCCAGGTCGGCAGGTTGTTGATCAAAACGTAACTCTCCAGCTAATCCGCACATATTCCATTGGGCCTTGTATTTGCTGGGCCTAGGCGTATCTACCGTGATTCAAGTACCAATTTTGTACCGTTTTTCGGTAAATCCAGCTTTTCAAGCTCCGCGAAATCGCTCGAAGAGCTGATCCACTTGGCATAGGTCGAAAGCAGTACCTGGACGCTGTGTCCAAGTTGCGCAGCGATGAATGCGGGATTCATTCCGGACATCAGGCACATTGTTGCGTAGGTGTGCCTGGTGTCGTACATCCGGCGATACCGTATTCCGCTCTTGCGCAGGGCTGACAACCAATAACGCTTAGCCCCAGTTTCGGATCGGATGTACAGCTCTGATCTTTCACCCGAGCCTTCCGGCGCGAAAACGTAATCAGAGCGCGCCGCCGTAAGTAGTCTGGCTTTTTCGAGTGCCTGCAAGGCTCGATCGTTCAATAAAACTTCCCGCGAGACCTTCGTTTTGGTCCTCTCCTTGATCTTACCGTACAGCCTGATACGGCACACCTTGGCGCGCCGAGAGCGCGTATCAACCTCGCTCCAGCGCAGGGCCATCGCCTCGCCTGGACGCATTCCTGTATAGAAAGAAAACTCAAAAAAACACGCGTAAATAGCCTGCAAGCCGCTCGTCACTTCGTACAGCTTCTCGATCAATTCGTCAGCCTCTTCGCGACTGAACGGGTCGATCTCGCGCTTGGTGACACGCGTCGGCGGGATCGAGTTGGCCGGGTTCCTCAGAATCAACTCATCATTCACGGCCTGGGTCAGCAGGCCGGTCACCAGCCGTATGGCGCCCTTCCTGCGGATTGGCGAAGTCCACGTAATACCATTGACGATTTTCCGCATGAGCACCGGCGTGATCTTGTCGAGCGGGTACGTGGCCAGGTGCGGTACCCAGTAGTTTTGCATGGTGCTTCTGTAGTTCTTGCGGGTGCTGTCTTCGATTTGAAGGCTGTTCAACCAGTCCTGGGCGTAGTCGAAAAATATCGGCATGCTGCCAGTTGAGTCGCTCCGGCTGTTCGGGAACAACTCCCTGTATTTCTCCGGTGTAAGCGCGCCCAGCTTGGCCAGCTGTATTACTTGAGAACGTAAAGCCTCGGCTGCTGCGATTCCCCGAGCGGTTTGCGGGAGAGTGAGCGTTTCGCAGTGCCGCTTCTTGTTCCAGGAGAACCTGATCCTGATCGACTTCCCGACAAGCTCAACTCCGGTGGGCAGCTCCATTGGCTCTCTAGCCATTCGTCATACCTCCATTTGCTGTACATGATTCGCCCGTCGATTTTCGACCAGACGCCGGCTGGGATGATGTTACGTTCTCGTTTGCGCTGCAGGGCTTTCGGCGTGGTGCCCAGCAGTTCGGCCATCCGCTTTTCGGTGACCTTGTCATGGCCGGACTCATCGCCCAGCTTCTCGGCTGTCGCCATGGTGATACTCCGCGCCGCGCTGGGCGGCAGAAGGTGGGTTAGCGGGTGGCTTTGGCGATTAATGCTTCGGCGTGGGCAAGGGCTGCGTGGTACTTGTCGAGCCTGGCGGCGCCGAGTTTCGCCAGGCCGACCAAGTTGGATAGGCTTTCGAGCAACTCTTCCTGCGTTGCACGTTCCTCCCTGCCGATATCCCAGAAGCGCTGGCCCCAGTGATCCACCGGAGGCGGGTTGGTGTTCTGGGCGCCCATGGCCAGGGCCCCGATAATCGTGTCGCACAGATCGCGCTTGTAGGCGTTGTCGCCGTCGATGCTGGCGCCCATCCGGCGGAGGTTGTTCAGCGTTGCGTCGAAGTCCTCGCGGGTCATGTCAATCACGTTCTTGCTCAGTGCGGTGATTTCAGCTTTCGCAGCGTTGAGCCGGTTCAGGTCGGCTTGCCAGCTGCTGCGCAGGTACTTTGCGTCTTCCGCATTCTGCTCGGCGAGGGTTTTCCAGTGCTCGACCGGAGCCCACGGACTGGCGATCACAATGCAATTTGCCATCGGCACCAGTTCGTTCTGCTTGGCAGCCAGCGTGTCGGCTTCCTCTTTGCTGGCGGCCGCGTACAGATCGTCAGGGCCCAGGGCGTGGACGACATACAGCGCTTCAGTTTCTTCGGACATAGCGAATACCTCGCCCGCCGCTCACCGGCAGGCATGTAGGGGTATTGGGAGTAGGGTTTTGCCTGCGAAAAGTGGTTCTAGATCACAAAACCATATTTCGATCGCGCCCCTTGCTGGGCTTCCAAGAACTTTTACTGCTTTGGAAGGTCGATCAATAACCTAAAATAGATAGGCAGCTATGCGATCTCTAATTCTTGATATGCCTAATGGGCGCGCGCTCGTCGAGGAGCTTGATCTTGCGACTGAGCTAATGATGTCCATTCCCATCGAGCTTGTCGGCGGTGAGCAATGGCAGGCAGCTTTTGATAGGCAGCAGTTAGCATTCAAGGCTTGGCGCTCATACCTTCTTTGCATAGCCAAGCATCCGAAGCGTGACGCTCAGTGTGAGATAAGTAAGATCGCCTGAGCCTCAATGTGGGCCGGTAGGCGAACCAGAGGGTGGCGATCATGGCGTCACCTCCCGGCGCGCCCACCAGCAGACTGGGCCGTCGTCGGCGTCGTGAATCGACAGGCAGAACCAGCCTTCGCCATCAGGCCGATCCGGCTCCCAATAACTGCAGTCCGGATCGCCAGCTTCGAAATAGCGCTCAGAGACCGCTTCGTCGCTGTGGTATTCAAGCGACACCATCTTCACCTGCAGGCCCTGTTCAGCGATCCAGGCCTTGCACTTATCACCGTCGCCCTCGTCGAAGTCGGGCATATCGGGATGAGCGAACATTCCGTATTCATCACGCCGGACAAGTCGATGATTGATAAGGCCGACCCGATCCAGGCGCTCAATCTCTGCCAGGAGCAGGGCTGCTGCCTTAACCATGTCACGACGCCGATCAGAGCTTGGCTTGCACGTCTCCTGCTTCCAAGGCCATGCCGTACTGCGCGTGGTCGGCTTTCCGGCAAGACTTGCATAGGTCGCGCCTGCTTCGGCGAGCTCCCCATTCACATAGAGATCATCGCGGTACAGCGAATAACCTTCGGCTGAAACATGGCGTTGACGCTCGGCGATGACGTCTCGCGCCGCTCGATTGAGGCTGAGTACAATTTCTTCAGGCATGACTTCTACTCCAGCGCCTTAAGCGCTATGGATTTATGTGGGTGGTTAAGCTGCAGTGGCAATCAGTCTTTCGCGCAACGCCTTGGCGACTGCTGCAGCGAAGCAATGAAGGAGGTGGAAGACCTCGGCCTATCGGACAAATTCATCAAGCACGGCACGCAGGGAGTGCCGGGCAAGCTAGTCACTATTTATGAGTGCAAGGAATGCCGACATAGCTGGAAGCATGAGATAGAAACTCAGGTACCTGATCGCCACATGTGGTTTCCTCAAGATTAACGAGGTGGCGCAGATGACTTAAGTGGGGTATTACGGGTGACCGGCATGGAGCCGGATCAAAGGAGTGACACATGAGTCAGCAGCAGGCACAAATTGATGCTTTGGAGCACCTTCTACTCGCAGTCTTGAAAAGCTCGGTCACGAACGGGGTGCCGCTGGGTAACTTCTTCGAGAAGGCCCAGGGGACGCTGATGGGTAGCGACGGCCCTGGAGGTCCGACCGAGAAGTCGGCTGCCGTCGATTACCTGAACTATTTGAAATCCAGAGTGGAATAATTACTCATCCCGCCCAATCCGCAGCGCTTCCCGGCTGTAGGCAATCTCCAAACGACGCGCCACGTTTTCAGGTATCACATAAACGTGGCGCGGCGGGGCAAGGAATCGCGCCGAACCCTCACGCCCTAGGTCATGGATGTGATGCAGGATCAGCGTCATCGCCTCGGCCTGCTCGGTGATGCCATGCCACTCCATCAACTCCTCCAGAACCGTTCGGGTTGCTGGCTTGGTCCACATCCGCAACTCTTCCTCGTCGCCATCCTTGCGCTTCTTCGCCGCCCTGGCTGAGCGCTCCGCTGTGTTCATCGCCATCACGCAGCCCTCAGCGCTTCATCCTCATGATCGAGGTTTTCGAGCGATGCCCAGATGATTTCGCGGGGAGCTTTCGACATGGCACACATCGCGACGATCTTGCTGATTGCTGGGCTCTTGGCTCGGCTGCCGACATCTGCCAGCACTTCCTTGAGTATCGTGGCGGAGGGCTGAAGTTCGGCGGCCAACGCCATGACCAGCAGCACATGCAGGCCATCTACCGGGCGTTTCTCGGCGCGCCACCACAAGTGCGGTTTGCCGATTGCTGCGCGCTCTCGGGCGGCCTTGCCCTTCAGTTCAAGTTCGGCAAGGTCTGCGCGCACTGCCTGGATGGTCATGCCGGTCGACTCGGCCAGCATCTGAGCCGTCATGCCGGCCGATTGAGTGAGGTAACGCCAGATTGGGGTCATACTGAATACCGCTCGGTGGAATTTTTAGTTGTTCGGCTCTGCGCCGGGTTCGAACCTGCTTACTAATGCGCCTCATGCTGCCTGGGCCCGCTGGCGCCACACGCCCATGGCGGTGAATACGCGGTTGGCCTCGACCTCAGTGAGCGTCACGTCGTCCGGTATGGCGAGCCAGCCCGACCCGATCATGTGATTCGGGTTGCTCGCCGCGACCAGCTCTGCATGCTTCTCGATCATCAGCTGTTCCAGATTCGCCACCAGGTGCACGCCGACGGGCGAGAACTCGGTTGACTTGCTGTACTGGCTGCCGTCCGGCTGCTGGCAGAAGACGCTCATGTAGATCGTCCAGCGGTGGGCCAGGTCGCAAAGGGCGTTGGCCACTGGGAGGCTGGTGATCTGTCGGCAGTTCTTCCAGTTCAGCATCACCTGTCGATCGGGCGGCTGAACGTCGACCACTGCAGCGTGATTGGTTCGCACCAGGGCGCGGCGGGACCGGTCAATCTGAGCGCGCCGGTTGCAGGGCTTGCGGACTTTGCTCATATCGCCTCCGCCAGCTTGCGCAGCCTGAACCGCTCAGCCCGCGTGAATAGCACGCCTTTGCGCTTGAGTACCGTGTCGGGGTCGATCCAGCTTTTCCGTGGCGGCTTCGGCTCAGGCCGGAAAACCCCTACCTGCCGCACCTCGCCGCCACGCATTTCAAACTCGGCCATGGCCGCAGCCAGGCGCGCCGATTCGACGCTGTTGCGCTGAATTGCGCTCAGTTCTGTGGTCATCATGCTGCCACCTGCTCCAGGGTTACCCCCGGCATATTGAATTCAGAGCCTTGCGACTCAACCATGTCGCCGAGGTTTTGCCAGTTGACCGTCAGCACCGAAATAGGGACCTCTCCGGCCGCGACTGCCTTGACCAACGCTTCCATGTCAGTGACTCGCGCTTCGTGACGTACTGGTTTGGCCTGGACCTTCGTAGACGGAACTGCAGCAACTCGGGCAACCGCGGGGGCAGGCTGTGGAGCGGCTTCAACGACTGGAGCAGGCTTTACCTCAGCCAGACGCTTCTGTTCGGCTTCGTCCGCCAGGCGCTTGGTTTCCGCTTTGACTGCTTCGGCCTTCTGATGCTCATCGATCCGAAACTTGACCAGCGTCACCAGGTCGTCATTGGCCTTCATAACCAATTGTTGAAGGTCGTTGAACAGAAAGGCGTGGTCGGCGGCCAGTTCGGCAAGGCTTGTCAGGTTCAAGCGAATGCTGTCGGCCGTTTGGCTCGCATCGATCTTCGCCCGGGCCAGCTCGGTATCAACAGCGTCCTGCAGGCTGGCGATGGTGCGCTTGTTCTTCATGGCGCCGACGAAGTCCGCGTGCACGCTCGGCAGGACTACCTTGCCCAGGGTTTTGTTGATCGCCGCGACGTGATCGATCAGCGCCTGTTCGGCCTTCTGCTTGATGTTGGTCTTTACGGCGAGCTCCTGCGCCTTCACCAATTTGTCGACCTTCAGGCGGGTTTCGCGGGCATGCTTGCTGATGCGCTCCAGTGCGCTGAAAAGCTCGTCGATGGTCTGGGTTTGCGAAAGCGCCTGTTTCTTCGCCGCCGTCACTGCGTCTTCAACATCGCCGCACCACTTGACGGCTTTCTTCGCGTCGGCGAAGTCTTGGTCAGTGGTCAGCGTGGTTTTTACCGAGTCAATGACCGCCAGTGCCGACTGCTCAAACACTTTCAGGTTGCTGGCGGTAACCATGCCGGTCAGCTCAATGCGCAGCGCTGGCAGCTCGTCCGGGGCCTTGCCGACGACAATCGACGGCGCCTCGGCCATTTCGAAGTTGCCTAGGTCGGCCTCGAACTGTTTCCAGCCTTCGACCAACTGGGCCGCGCGCCCGGCTACGGGCCGGTACTCCATGTGCACGAAGTTCTCCGGCGTGCCGTCCGAGCAAACAAAGATAACCCGCTCAGCGCCGCTCACCAGCAGTTGCTGCTCAAGCTGCCAGTAGTAATGCGGAGCCAGGTCGCCGGCTTTCACCTGGGCCACGACCGACTCATTCCACAGCTTGTGTTCGAACAGCGTCTCGCCGAGCATCGTGGCGCCATCCATGGATGCCAGCAGGTTGCCCTCGGTAGCAACGATCGGATAAAGCTCTTCGCCGATCAGCGCTTCAGTCAGTGGGCGGGCCAGGGCTTCAGTAGCGTGACCTTTGTCGAAGATAAACTGCTGAGAGGGCGTGATGTCCGGCGTGATGCCGGTCTTTTTGGCTGCCAGCAGGTCCGTGCGGGTTTGGTACTTCGAGGCGCCCATCATTGCCGGGGCTTCGGAGGCTGTACGGAACCTGGCGCGAAGGGCAAGCCACTCGGCGGAGCCTTGAGCTACGTTGTGAATTTTCATGCTGAATCTCCATCGAGGGCTTTGAGGTTGGTGATTTTTTCAATCTGCGCCGGGCTCAGCGTGTACTTGCTGCTGATGGTCGCAATGAGGTGTTCAGGGCTCGTGCGGTTCGAGTCTATAAGTGGCTGCCACTTCACGATGTTCTCGGTCAGCAGTTCGTCGGAGTAGGCGGTCAGCGCTTCTGGCTCAGGTTGGGCTTGCTGTCGTGGGCTGACATCGCGTGCCGGCTCCTCGAAGGCCTTGCCTTCCATCTCGTCAGCCGTTGGCGCCGATCCAACTTCAGGAAACGCTTTGCGCAGGGCCTGGGCCTCGGCGCATTTGGCGAGCTGGGCAAATGCTCGACGCTTCCACATGGCGTTGGGCGCCGCGGTGTCCTTGCTCGAAGTCGCGTAGTTCTCAAGCCAGCGCTCGTTGGCGGTGTACTCGGCCACCAGCCCGTTGCTCATCTGCCGCTTGACGGTCACGCGGCACCATTCGGGATACGTGACTTCTACGCCGCTCAACTTCGCCGTTACTGGAGGGCCATATTCAGGCTCGCTGATTCCGGCGTACTGGCCGGTGCGTGCCGCTTGAATGCGGTACAGGCCGATGCCCGGCATCACCGTGTCCTGCATCTTTTTCGTCTTCGAATTCCAGATCGGGACGATGTGCACCGGCTTCAACATTGGGTCCAAGTGCGCGGCCTGGCAGTAAGCCAACACCATCACTACAGAGTTCTTTTCTGCGCCGGGGTAGAGGCTGCTGCTCAGCACTTCAACGAGCGCGGCCTCCGACATCGCAGGCGTGTTGTCGTCCTGTTTCATTACTGCGGACATGGGGAATCCTTGCCGCGATGCTCGCAGCGTTCAAAAAGGTTTTGAGTTACTGGCTGGCGCTATCAGCGAGGATGCTGAGTAACATCAGGAAGGTGAGCAGGGCGAGGACTGGAGCTGATCCGCGCCATAGAGCGAAACGGCGCTGGCGTTGGCGTGAACTCAAGCCGCATCCTCTCGCTGCTCAAACCGGTAAGCCGCGGCATCTGCTGCCAGCTCTTCAGCGCGGGCCTGACCGTAATCATTGGCCCAAGGCCGAATCAGGGCCTCTGCAACATCGTGCAGCGCTGTGGGGTGGTGCTTGACCTTGGGCGTACCGAGAGCAGAGCAAGCAAGGTCGTAGGCCTTGCCGTGAACGCGGCGCCCGCCTGCAACGATTTCGCAAATCATCCGCTCAATCGGATATTCGCGGTTGTCGGTTAGCAGCGGGGCGATTTGCTCTTGAGCGCCCAGGTGTTCCGCCAATGCCTCGTACAGCGATTGCGGTGTGACCAGAGCAACCGACTTGCGGAAAGGGCGCGGGGCGGTGACGTTATCGCCACAGATCAGGGTGTTGATTGCATCGTGAAGCCAGTCCGGGCCTTCGACGGTATCGAGAAAGTCAGTCATGACAGCTACTCCTGCTCAAGTTTGCGTGCGTAAGCGCAGGCTGCGTTATGGTCGCGGCGAAAGCCCTTCACCTTGTTGGTGCGGGCATCGACGATGTGAAAAAACTCGCCGCTCACTGGGATCACCCGGTAGCGCGGGGCGCTTTTAGGCTGGGTAGAGCCGACCAGTCCGAGGCTGATTGCTACAGACATGTTTCGGCGCTGGTGCATTGCAAGCGCTACATCACAGTAAGCGCGGTGACTTGGGTTCATGGTCGTCTCCAGGCGTAAACCGCATTAGCCAGATGCCAGGCACGGGTGACCAAGCCCAGCCGTGAGACTGGCCTGGAATCTGCTAATGCGGTCTTTGTGGTTTGAGGGGGAGGGTGCCGGTTACGCTGTCCGGCTCCAGCGCTGACGTCGCGATAAGCGACCTAGCCAGCTGGACGCTGGTGATGCAGGTGGGCGGTTATAGGCCGCGATTTCGTCCGCATCGGGGTGTGATTTGGTAGGGATTCGAACCCAAAAGAATTACGTCGATTTCGGCAGCGCTACCTAGTCGACACCACCCCGCACGCAGGGCGCCCCTGTTCCACCGAGGCAAACTCCAAATCACACCCCGATGCGCTCTCATAGAGAGGATCGGGCAGTTAACGTCAGTGCTGACGTGGTGCCTGTTTTTGACAGGGGCAGGCTCCCTGTTTCCTCGCTTTCCACAGTCGAGGGAAATCCATATGCTTTGACCTCCACAGTCGAAACAAGGAATGCAGTTATGGCGAATTACATGGTGCGGGTTGAGATCTTCAAGGCTGACGGCGAGGAATACGCAGACCTGCATAAGGCACTGGAATCGCTTGGCCTCAAGAGGACGGTTCAAGGGGATAATGGGGTTCTCAGGATGCCGCCTGGCACCTACTACGGAGCAAGCTCGCTGGGAACCTATGAGCTGAGGGAGAAAGTTAAGACTATTGCCGCCCCCTTCTCCTACCCTGCCGATCCTTCAGTGTTTGTCTCTGAGTCAAGCGACTGGTCTGGCTGGCTTCGACTAGCCTGAGACGAACTACCGCCGCCAGCGGAAGGTCTTCCTTTGGGCATTTCACTTACCCAGTAGGCCAGGTAGTTTGAAGCGATGGCGAAAGCCTCATCAAAAGTGACGCTTTCATCCGTCGCGATCTCCTGAATAATCTGGCGAAACCGCTCAATCTGTTCTTCGTTCATCTCACTCTCCTGCTTTCCGCGTGGCCCTGAGTAGGGCCACCTGGAGAGCATCCGACTTGAATTTGGTGCCCGGATATTTACCCACGCCGGGCCGTGCTAGCCTCTCCAGTCCCTACAACCGTTGAGGCAATACCGCATGAACATAGAGCTTCAGTGCAGCAAGTGCGGCTGCAAAGACTTCCAGCACCCCGACGACCTGAACGACGAGTCGACCATCACATGCAACGACTGTGGCGCATCCGCCCCCTACGGCGAGGTGAGAGAGCAGGCCATCACCAAGGCGAAGGAGTTCATCGACGGGAAACTCGGGAATCTGTTTAAGGGCAGCTAGGTCGGCTCGCATGGATTCAATTAGTGCGATTGTTTTTGTCGCATCAACATCAATGTGAAGCTGCATCTGCTTCTCCTGCTTTCCGCGTAGCCCTGAGATAGGGCCACCTGGAGAGCATCCGGCCCACACTCGGCGGGCCGGTAATCTCTGAATCTTTCTCTCTAGCCGCGACTCAGTCCGCCAGAACACTTTTTTTGATCGCTTTACGCTGCGCGCCTTGGGTAGTGGCCACCCATCTGAATCGTTAAGGCCGACTCATCGCTGCCTGTACTGCTGGGCCGGTGGTTATCCGGCAAGGGTGTTTCTATGCGGCTAAAGAGCTGAGGCCTGATTGAGGCCCTGTCGCGGCTTCGGTGTGTCACTGCGATGGGTGAAATATGAACTACAGGTTCACATTGCGTCAAGTACCAAAAGTACATATTTCTGAGAAAGTACAGAAATCGTAGGAAATTGAACTTCTGCTTGTAGGGGGATTTACCGCGAACCGATGGTTCGCTATGCTTCCCAGCAACTGGATGGATATACAGCAAAGGAGGAGTGTATGGGTATGGCGCAGGCGAAGGCGAAACCAGCAGTACGAGTTGAGATGTCCGGAGTGGAACGCCTGGGGCTGCGAGTTTCAGGAATGATCAATCACCCATTTGCGCAAGAGCGGCGCTGGGTGAAGATTCATCGGCTGGATACCGACGGGGATAGGGAGTGGGGCGAGGTAATGGGCTTGCTGGCCGAGACGGACGGCATAGACATGACTTTCAACGACGACGAGTCGGTGACGCTGAAGTGGGAGGCGAGCGCTGAAGAGGATCGGCCGATTGAGGTTTTTGAACCGGTCGAGGAGCCAGCGCCGTTCTAGCAGGCAGAAAAAAGCCCGCTCAATGGCGGGCTTCTTTGGAATTCACGCTCACGCAGCGATAGCCTCGCCCCATCTATGGTCTTCACCAATCGCAAAGACAGCGCTTTCGTCCGGCTCCGCTCCAGGCAAGACTTCGAACGGCCCATTAAGGATATGGCAAAAAGCGGAATAGAACGCGCGCATAGAGAAGTCTGCCGGCCCCGGCACGGCCTCGGAGCCAAGCTTCTCCCAGCGAGCAACTGTTTGAACGTCGACCCGCAAGAGAGCGGCAAGCTCCGCCTGTACCAAATCCTGCTCTTTGCGCAAGAAGCGAAACTGGTGGCCCGTCATCGGCGTTTTTTGGCGAATAATATCTGCGGCGATTGCCTTGTGCAGGCCTTCCATATCCTCAATAACCACGCCTTTGCCGTACGGGCTCTCGACCAAGCTGAAGCCGTTTTTCAGGAAGATGCCGTCCAGGCCGCTACCCTTATATTCAAACATTTTCATATCTCCCATACCGTTACCGCGAAAAGCTTGCCAGGCTTCGGATTCGGCTCCACAGCAGCAACCACCCGCACAATATCCCTTGGCGCTGGTTCGCTCATGCTAAACACGAAGTGTTTGTTCTTCTGGTTATATTTGGGTTCGTCGAGAATTGCCCCGCGTTGCAGGCAGCGAAGAACCTCAATAGCGGACACGCCGCGCTCAACCATTCTCTCCTGGCAGTGGAGGGTGATGATCACCTTGCTGGAGTCCCTGGCAAGCACATGAATCAGGTTTTCCAGCTGCAGCGTCGTCCATAACGGCTTAACAATTTTCATCCAGTGCCTATCAAATTTATAGGCTGCGCCATAGTAGAGCGCAAGCCAGAATAGTCAACACCAACATTTCCAGCAGCCACCGATTACCGCTGCCGGCGCGGCCTGTGGCTTTTTCACATCCGACCGGCGGCTACCTGCTTGATAAAGATGATTGGTGAAACTCAGACCAGGTTCGCATTCCACACCAGCAGCACGCGTGCCTGGATGTAGGTCTCATCGATAAAAATGTCCTCGGCTTTGTGCTTACGGTTGTCCGAGATCATCTTGAATTTGTCTTTCCCCTTCATCTGTAGGCGCTTGATGTACTGGAAGCCTTGGTAGGAGAAGAAATAGATACCGTCGCCTACGAACTCCTTGATGCTGATATCTACCAGCAAAGGGTCGCCGTGCTTAATGGTGGGAGTCATCGACTGACCCCAGCCGGTAATCATTTTCAGGTGGTAGTGCTCGACGAATTCAACACCCATAGCCCTAAGCTGTGAAGGGCTGACGCGCACGTCCTGAAGCATTTCAGGGTAGTCATGAGCAACCTCGCCACCGCCCAGAGCGCCGCGAATGTCGTAGTGAGCGATCCATACCTCGTCGCCTACCTTCCCTGGGCGGTATGCGTCATGCACAAGGACGCCTCCGGCCAGTTCGACTTCATCACCCTCAGCAACGGCAAGCAGCTTGGCGAGCTTGTCACTGCCCAGCGTCTTGCCTGCCAGCATTTCTCGGAGCTTGTCCGCAGCAGACTGCTTCCCGTGAGCTTCCGGTTGCTCAGTGCTGGATATCTGCGACAGCGCCGGGTCGTCACCGGCGCCATGCTGAAGCCACTCGATTTTTACACCAAGCGCCCTGGCAATAGCCTGCATTTTCGCAGGGCCGGGCATCGACTCGCCGTTCAGCCACTTGCTGGAAGCCTTGGGCGTGACCTTCGCTATTTCAGCCAAGCGAGCGCCCGCACCCCACTGGTCGATGCCGTGAGCTGAAAGGGACTTCTTGAGGCGAGCCACGAAGGCTGCGCGAATTTCTTCTATCTGAACCATAGGTTCAATATCGCATGCCCTTGCATGTACTTTCAGTTCCGACATAATATGTACTGCAAGTTCATATTTAACCCGGAGGCCACATGAGCCCGCTGAAGAAATCGATTGATGACGCCGGTGGCGTTCCGGTGGTTGCCCTGGCCTGCGGCCTGACCCCGCGAGCCATCTACAAATGGCTGACCGCCGGATCCCTGCCGCGCACTGAATACACAGGCGAGACGCGTTACGCCGAACGAATTTCTGCTTTGGCATCAGCCAACGGAAAGCCCTTCGAGGCTTCCCGGTTGCTGTCGGAAGCGCACCCGAAAAAATCTGCCGCCTAAAACCGATTTCCAATCACGAAGGAGCAACACATGTACGACGAACCCCGCCATCTGAAGGACCGAGAAATTAAATCTCGGTACGACGATGAAACCTACGAGGCACTCAAGGCAGTCGCCCGACTTCACAAGCTGCAACTCGCCGTATTCGTTCGCATGTGCGTGGAAGAGAAGCTGGAAAGCATCGTTGAACAGGATGTTACCGGGAAACAGCAGTTGGCCTGAAGGCCCTGAAAGGAGGCTCTGTGCCTGAAACCACGATCTGCCATGGGATCGATGGGCGCCTCTACGAAAAGCTTGAACGATTGGCTAAAGCCGCAGGCATGTCGCCTGACGAGTACGCCGCAAAGCTTGGAGCAGAACGCTTTTTCGAAAAGACCAGGCCAAAAGGGGCCGGAAAACTCCGACACCTGCCTACACCACGGCGCGACCCGCCGCAGGACTTAAAAGGGCCTGAAAAAGGAGGGACTGATGAAGACCTCAACCCATAAACCCAAATCGCAGGCACAAAAAAGCCGGGGCGCAATCCCGGCTCTTTTAAAGCACTTGCAAATATCGTTTCAATCTGGAGCCGATTATGCACACCTCTAATCTTGATGTACAGGCCCTCAATAATCCCGCGCCACGTTTTCTGCAATCGCAAAACGTGGCGCGCTGCAATTTCCATCTCGATGCAGCAATGAGCGCAGCGAAGCAGATTCGCTTCCAGTACTCCAAGCCATCCAAAAATAAGCTCGTGCGCGAATGCCTTGATCATCTCCAGGCTTTCCTGGCGTCGTCGGAAGGCGCTCGCCCATGAACAATGTCATTCCTCTCAAAATCACCGGGGGTTTCACCCGGATGGAAAACAAGCTCATCGAAGCCTTGATGGTTGTCGATCTGCCTGGGCGAGAGCTGAAGGTTGCACTGTACGTGGCCAGAGCCACCATAGGCTTCCATGTGCCCGAAGCTCGCATCCAGGCTACCGAGATATCCAAGGCGACCAACATTCATCCTGACGTCGCTTCCAAGGCCATCAGTCACTTGCTCAAGCGCCGGGTTCTCTACCGCGTTGGCGGAGCCCGTGGCGATATCGGTATCAGCGACCCCTCTGAATGGATCTTCTACGACATCAAAAATGAATGTCCGAATCAGACCATATCGTCCGACTCGGATCATTCGGCCCGAGTCGTCAGCATTGCGAGACAGACCAAATCCGACGACTCCCTTCTTTATACAAAGAAAGAACCCCTAGTAACTGTTTCTACGAAACAGATTACTGCCCCCCAAGGGGCGGAACCCACCCAGCCTGAAATCAAAACCGAAAAGCCAGCAGCTCTGGTTTCGTTCGATGGTGAAGATTTCGAAGTCGACGCCACCCTGATCACCAAGTGGGCGGAAGCCTACTCGCCGACCGACGTCGAGGCGGAGATCAAGCGTGCCGCCGCCTGGGCCAGTGGGAGCAAGCCGAAAAAGGACTGGCGCCGCTTCCTGGTCAACTGGCTGGGCCGCGAATTCAAGAAGAATCCAAGTGGCGCGTCTGAGGCCGGTGTCCCGGTGGACAAGATCATCGACCTGTACCACAAGGTCTGCCCAAATCTGCCGGCCGTCACCGTGGCGAGCGACAAGGTTTTGCGCAGCATGATCGCCGAGCGCTGGAACGAGTCGCCGGCTCACCAGAGCGGGCAGGGCTTCTGGCTCCCGTTCTTCCAGAAAGCAAACAACCGGAGCCAGGTGTTCTTCCGTGGCGCCAACGTCGCGCCGCGTCTTGAGGCCCTCGTTAGTCGCGCAGTCTTTCGCGAAGTGTCGGAGGCAGCCCAATGATGGAACTTCAAAGTCTTGAAGCCGAGCACGGCGTCTTGGGCGCAATGCTTCGCCAGCCTCACTTGATCGACGTTCTCAGCGAGGACCTGGCTGCGGCCGCCTTTGCGTGGGAAGACAACGCTGATCTTTATCGTCTGATCCTTGAGCTGCACGCCGATGGGCATCCAATCGACGTCATCACGCTGAGTGACCGCCGCGCCGAACTGCCTAGCGGCACCCGTGTCATGGCTTACGCGGGCGAGATACAGGCCAACACACCGAGCGTGGCCAACGCCAAAGCGTACGCACAGATCATCCGCGACCGCGCCGTATGCCGGCTGATGTCCTCTGCTGCCGACCGCATCAATGAGCTCGCGCACGAAGAGGCCAGCATCGAGGACAAGATTTCACTCGCCCAATCAATCGTCCTTGGCCTCGACAGCAGCGGCAGTGAAGGTGAATGCCAGATGGTCGGTGACATCCTCATGGCGCACGTCGAGATTCTGCAGGATCGACTCGACAAGTTCGCAGCAGGCGTGACCTTTGACGGTCTCGGTACCGGTATCCCTGATCTGGATGGATTCACGCAAGGGTTGAAGTCCGGCCAGATGATCGTTGTTGCCGGGCGCCCTGCAATGGGCAAGACAACCCTAGCGATGAACATCGCGGCAGACGTGGCCATCAACCAGAAAAAACCGGTTCTGGTCATTAGTCTGGAAATGAGCAAGACCCAGCTCATGGATCGCCTGCTCGCCGCCGTCGGAGGCATACCGCTTCCGTCGCTGAAAACCGGTGAGTGCAGCAACGACTACGTGACAGAGCTGAACGCTGCCGTGCTTAGGCTTCGCGATGCACCGATAGCGGTGTCCGACGTGCCGGTCATGACCATGCCCCGCATCCGCTCAATTGCGCGCCGCCAGTCGCACCGCATGGGCGGCCTCGGCCTTGTGGTGATTGATTACCTCGGGCTTGTCGAGGGCGAGGGTAAGGGTCGTACCGAAGACGTCACCGCCATGTCCCGCCAGATCAAGCTGCTGGCTCGCGAGCTGGATTGCCCGGTGATCATCCTGTCCCAGCTCAATCGTGGCTGTGAAGGTCGTCCAGACAAGCGTCCGGTGCTCAGCGATCTGCGTGAATCCGGTGCCATCGAGCAGGACGCTGACATCGTCATGTTCGTGTACAGGGACGAGGTCTATCACCCGAACACTCAGGACAAAGGCATTGGCGAAATTCTCATCCGAAAAAACCGGGATGGCGAAATTGGCATGGTTCCGACCGCCTTCCAGGGCGCCAAGTCGCGCTTCCTTCCGCTGGCAAACCACGCCCGCCAAGACAACGTCGTGAAGGTGAATTTCTGATGAGAGAGCGCAGAACGATCTATCACCATAACGGCTACCGGCTTCGCTCCTACACCGAGCTTATGTGGGCCCGCCTGTTGGAAGCGTCCGGAATCTTTTACCTGTACGAGCCGGATCTTGTCCGCGTCGACGAGGGTTACTACCTCCCGGACTTCTGGCTGCCGAACGCGGGCATTTACCTTGAAGTGAAAGGCAAGGAGCTAACGCCTGAAGAAATCCAGAAGGCTGATGCAGTCATGGCGCGGACCGGCAAAGAGGTCATGTTTCTTATCGGGTTGCCTGAGTCCGACCGTGGCGGGCTGTTCAATTGCGGACTCCTTATGCGTGGCGCGAACGGCTGGCACCACAACATCTCCCCCATCGATCTCCAATGCCTGGTTCGCGATCACGTCAGCCCCGAAGCAGCGGCGCGCATGTCCCTTTCAGTCCAGAAGGACGACATGGATTACGTACGGCCAATCGGCGAAATCATGGAGGAAATGTTCCTGGCTCGCGCGGACCGCTCAGACATGGAGCGCGTGCTCCGCGAAACGCATGCCGAGGCAAACGCCCAGCGCTTGACCCTCATGCCGGAGCCAACCATTTGCGAGACCGCACTGAAAGCATTTCTCGACCGCCAGCTATTTCGGACTTCTCAGCGAGGTGCAGCATGATCACTAAAACCCAGCTCGGAGTCGCCTGCGGCGTTGCTGGCTTCTGCATCGGTATCTATTGCGTCCTGATCACAATGGCGGTGACGGTATGACCGACAACACCGATCTGAAGCGGCTGGCCCAGCGCGTAATCGACATCGAGGCGCTTGACGGCGGAGAACCGATTGGTGAGGCCTGGGGTGAGTTTGAAGCTGCTGCAACGCCTGCTGCAGTCTTGGCCCTGATCGCCGAGAACGAAGCACTAAAAGGTCCGCATGACTGGCTGGCGGAAGACCTGATCAAGGAGTTGGTCGATAACGCTCAGGCGATTCAGGAAAACGCTGACGATGGAGAAGACGATCCATTTGTCATCGTTCTTCTCGCTTCGGCATCACGCATCCGTAGGCAGGAAGCGAACATCGACAAGCTCAGGGCTGAGAACGAGCGGCTCAAGGCCGAGAGCGAGGCGCTGCGCGACGATATTGAGCAGAACCAGTACGACGCCAACGCATGGCGCAATGGTGAAGAGTCGGTCTGGATCGAGGTCTTTAACAGCGAAGGCGACGATCCATTCATCAGCGCTATCACCGGCCAGATCACCGTCGAGCAGTTGGCTTTGATCCAGTCCGAGATCCTTGAATAACGGGAGGACTATTTCGAGAAGGGCTCAGGGCTTTACGTTTTCAGGTGCGCCCACTACCAGGCGCATTACGACAACGTGGGCATGACAGAGCCGGCTCACTGGGAGACTGACTTCGAGTCGTACAGCCCTTTCCCGTGGGAAGAAGAGGCCGCCGCCATGGGCAAGGGAGAGCAGTCATGAGTCTCAACTCAATCGCTTTGTGGCTGGGCTACGGCTCAATGATCGTAGGTTCCGTTGTGCTGCTCGCCGCGGTTTTGCTTCTTGCCTCACTGTCCTGCGTGGTTATCGCAAACAGAGGCATGAAGGCGCTGATCCGGATCTACGACCTCGGCACCCTGCGTAAGACCATGCGTCAGCTTGAAGCGGACGGGAAGGTGAGCAAAAAGTCGGAGGTGAATCATGGGTGAAGTCATCCCAAAGCCCCGCCACTTCTGGTCATCAGGCCCAAGCCGCGTCCGCGAGGTGTGCCGCTTGGCCTACCTCTTCGCCACTGAGCTGGCCGTGGCCGGTGCAATCGAGATCATCGTTCGCCCGGTCAAGTCCCGCCGCACGCTGGAACAGAACGCAAAGCTCTGGGCCATGTTGGGCGATATCTCCCGCCAAGTTCAATGGCCGGTCAACGGCGTCATGCAGCACCTCGACGCGGAGGACTGGAAGTCGCTGATGACTGCCGCCGCCCGCCAAGAGGTTCGCATGGCTGCCGGTATCGACGGTGGCGTGGTGATGCTCGGCGTCAGCACCAAGCGCATGACAGTCCGCGAGTTGGGCGACGTGATCGAGTGCATGTATGCGTTCGGCGTTGATAAGGACATTACCTGGACAGAGCCGAAAGGGCAGATGCCAGAGACTTGGGAGGCCGCCGCATGAAGACCCTAATCAGGATCACCACTCGTTTCACCACCCTCATGGCAAAAGCCTATGAGCGTCCAGAGCTGTGCATTGAGTTTCAGGGAGGCTGGGTATGACTGATTCACCGAAAGGAAAGCCCTGCCCAGATTGCGGCGAACCCATGGTCAGCATGCCAAGCCTCAACCTTCGCCAGTGCGCCACAGGCTGCAAAGAGAAGTTCGACTGGAAGCTGGACGAGGGGCAGAAGTCGCTGCTCGGCAATTCGCGGGATAAGGGGCTTCAGTCATGAACGGCTACGTCATCAAGCTCGTCACGGGCACGGCCAATTCCCTGCACGTCTACCGCCCAGGTGAGAGCGCTCCGGCGTTCATGGTTTCGTCCGAAGCCGAAGCCAATCGACTGATCAACGTTGATCGTGCCCAGCCAGAGCCCCTGAACCGCTGTGTGGGATGCGTAGAGGGGGAATGCCCATGCTTGCCAGTGTGAAGGAGAAGAAAGCCCGCAAGTGCGCTCACTGCTCGGCTGAGTTCAGGCCGACGTTCAACACCACACAGAAGGTTTGCAGTCCGGCATGCGCACTGGCAATGGCTCCAGTGCATCAGGTCAAGGCTCGCAAGGCGCTGGCCGACATCGAGCGTCGGGAGATCAAGGTGCGCAAAGAGGCCCTGAAAAGTCGCGGCGACCACATGCGCGAGGCTCAGCAGGCGTTCAACGAATACATCCGCACCCGTGACCAGGCCGCCGGCCACTTCTGCATCTCCAGCGGCAAGCCATTGGACTGGAGCGGCAACGCAGTAGATGCCGGTCATTACCGCAGCGTCGGCTCTGCGCCGCACCTGCGCTTCGACGAGCGCAACTGCCATGCCCAGAGCAAGCAGGACAACCGGTTCCTGTCCGGGAATGCGGTGGACTACCGGATCGGCCTGATAGCGCGCATTGGCCAGGAGGCCGTCGATGCCCTGGAATCCGACCAGAGCGTGCGCAAGTACACCGTGGATGAGATCAAGGCCATTAAGGCCGAATACCGGGCAAAGACCAGAGAACTGAAGGGGAGAGCAGCATGACTTATCGCAACGTGGTATCCGCAGTAGTTCGGGCGCTCGCCGCAGAAACCATCAACTCTGCCGGCGGGTGCGACTTCGAGCCGAAGGTGCAGTGCGCCAAGCAGAAGGGGGAGATAGTCGGCAAGGAAGCGGCGTTTTTGACCGACTGCTGGACCTTCGGGCGTCTGCATAAATCATTGTCGCCGGCGCATTGGCGGGCACTGGTGGCGAAGTTCTCGACGCACGATGAGCGCAAGCATGCCGCCATCCTGGAGTTGATCAAGGTGGTTCGATCGCCAGCAACCCAGCGCTTCCGTGAGTGCGCGGTGCTGACCTGGGCCATCCCTCAAGTTGCCGGTGCCGAGGGTAAGCGCTCAGCCGCTGTGCTCCCCGCAGCCTGGTATGACATCACCAACTGGGATAACGACGGCAAGCCCGAATCAACCCGCTACCGGTGGCGTTCCGGCATTCGCAAAGGCCTGGACGATCAGGTCAACGAGGCCCTTGCAGCAGCCCAAGAAATCATGGACTTGGAGGGCCTGATCGAAAGCTGCGCGGCATAGCAAAAAGCCATTGCAAACAGTGAGAGAATGAGAGAGGATATCCCCATCCTGTTGTTCTTACGCGTGTAGGAGTAACACCAAACAACCCTGCTTTCGAGCGGGGTTTTTTGCGTCTGCGATTTCCCAAATCCCTCGGAACCTCTGATCGCCAAGTTCAGCGAGGGCCTCATTCGTGACTCTGTGCTTACAGGGGCTATTTGTTTTTGGAGGTCGACCATGCAAGTACGAATACTTGATGAGAGTGGTGAAGTGATCTGGTCTCAAGGCGAAAAAAGCGGCATGACATTTCTGTCGCACCGCGAAGACGGAACAATTCATCGGATCATTGCCGCTCTTGAGTCGGCTCTGGCTGAGGCCGGTGATGAGTCCTTGCGTCCAATCAGTGAATCGTCAGCTCCTTGTTGATATTGCTCATCACTAGCTGGTAGATGCCCGGGCTTTTCAAGAAAGGGTGCCACTGCTGTGGCCCTCTGAACTTCACATAACTCCCGGATTTCCAGATCAGCACGACCAGACCCCTTAGTCCTGCCGATGAAGCGGCAATCTGAAATGACTCCATCTCGTCAGCCTGCTGCTGGTCGGTCTTGTTATTGAAGGACGAGTCGAGCGGGATAATGATCATGTCATTTCCCTGTTCGTGAATGTGCGCAACTTTATATTTGGCCATTTTAGCTCCTTCGATTGGTGGCGCTGCCTCCACGACAGCCCGTCGAAGGTAGCACATAGCCATTAGCCCGCCTTTGCGCGGGCTTTTCTATTTCGGATCGACATCCATTGCCCGCTCGTAACGGGCTTTTTTATTTTCCTTGGCCGCTCCAATCGGCCTTTTTTATTCAGTCATGCCCCACGGAGTCGAGCGCATGGAGTACCTACAGCGCCTGCTCGACAAGATCGACAGGTTTGAATTGCTGATTGCGGGCCTGATTGGGGCTGTGGTTGCGAGCTGGTGGCACAAGGACGACTTGTCCGACTGGCGAGCCTGGATGGTCTTCTTGATCACTGGCATGGCCTGCTCGATCTATTTGACGAGCATGGTCAGCACCTACCTTGGCGTGACTGAGCCGAAGATCGTCGCCGGCATCGGCTTCCTGCTGGGCGCATTCGGCGGCTCGCTCCTGGCGGCCATCAATCGAGCCATCAAATCCGCTGACCTCTGGGCGCTTATCCGCCAGCGGTTCGGGGGAGGCAACCCATGAATCTTGAACTGATCAATTCCATCGCCTGCGGCCTGATTGCGCTATGGGCCACATGGTGCGTACTGAGCGGGAAGGTGAGGGACGGCATTCTCGGGAAGCTGATCTACTCGGCCATCGCCATCAGCGGTTTCGTCGTTATGGCGCGCAGCCAGAACATCTTCTTCGGCCCGACCACCGCCGGTCTGACGCTGCATGTCGCCCTGGCCCTGGCAGGCGCCCGCCATATCTTCATGGTCACCTACTGGCAGACGGTCAAGGCCTGGCTGTGCCGCACGCTTAACTGCGAGCAGTGCATGAGCTGCCCGAAAGCGCCTGAAAGCATCGAACAGCCCAAGCAGTAATCCGCGCCACGTTTTCGAATGCGCCAAATCGTGGCGCGCAATCATGAGGAATCACCCATGGACAACCAGCACAAGAAAATCACCGGCTACCGCGATTTGAGCCAGTCCGAGATCGATGGCATGAACTCCATCAAGGCGCTGGAAGCTGACGCCGGCGAGTTGTTCAAGCAGATCGGCCAGATTGAAGGTGTTGACCCGCGCCTGCTGGCATTGGCCAAGACCAATCTGCAACAGGGCTTCATGTGGTTCGTGCGCTCGATCGCCAAGCCAGCCGATCCATTCAGCTGATGGGCAAAGTAACCCGCCTGCGCCACGCACTTCCACTGGGTCAGGATATCAACGCAGCGGTGAGCGCTCTCGACAAGGCTATTGCCGATGCTGTGGACGCCGCCAAGGCAGCCGGACTTCCTCAAGGCCTGATCGTTGGACTCCTCCACGGTCACGCCCACGCACAGACGCACCAGATGGTGAAGCAATGACCGCGACCATCCACGACATCGCTGACCAGCGCCCTCATCTGATGGTGGTAGCCAGTGATGGCGCCCACGTAGTCCCGCACGCCCTGGTGCAATCGGTGATTGATGGCAACAAGCCTTCGGCCATCCTGACCGAGCCAGTGGTGCAGCGGATCATTGAAGAGTGGCTACAGCGGGCGATCGAATGACTATCAAGGTTTTGGAGTTCAAGCGGGAAGACTGGCGCGACGCCGCCAAGACCCTGCGCAAGATCGCCGATGATCTCGATGCCGGTGAGCATCCCGAGTGCACGGTAGGCGCATTGACGCTGATCGGCCCGAAAGGGCAGGTGACAGTGTTCGGGCTCGGCCCAAAGTGCGACGACCTGCAATGCCTAGGTGCAATGCGCCTGGGTGAGCAGAAAGTGATTGATGTGCTGCTGGATACTGATGACTGAGGTGTGCCGCAGGGTTAGTGCGGCACGGGACATTACTTGACCTTCAGCGCTTCCTGAATCTGGTCGGCATATTTTGATAGGTTATTCAGCTCTCCTTCAAGCACGCCATTTGCCGGAGTGTTCGTAATCCTTGCCTCTATCAATGCAAGCGCTGCAGCAACCGCAGCTTCACGCTTCGATTCGGTGGATCCTTCGCTCATGCCCGAATGGCGGCGTAGGTTTTTGAAGTGTTCTGACATTTTGTAATCCTTCCGTTGGTTTGATCCTCACCAATACCGGCAACCAGCCACTATTTCAAGCGGAAGGGGTGAAAGTGGACAGACCAATGCCCCCAGCGTCACTGCTGGAACTGTCTGAGCTATCCGACTTCGGTATCCGCCTGACGCCTGCGCCTGAGGTTTGGGAATGGCTCAAAGCCGAGATCCTTGCTGACACCGGCAGCATTCACAACGAAGACCATGCCCACCTACTGGATGCAGACATCAGGATCATGTGGGCTTCGTCGAGCTTCAACAAGCAGGGCCGCACAGTTTTGGGCCAAGCCGAACAGGTAGCGTTCCGTGCCGGCGGGTGGCAGAAAGCCCGGATGGAGCAACAGATGCGTGATTGGTTCGGCGATGTGCCGGCCTTCATCATCACCTTGGCTGCTGACTACTGCGCCCAGTGCAGCGACCTTGAGTTCTGCGCCCTGATCGAACACGAGCTGTATCACCTGGCTCATGCGACCGACAAGTACGGTCAACCAGCATTCACCCAAGATGGCGCACCGAAGATCAAGCTGCAGAGTCACGATGTCGAAGAGTTCGTCGGAGTCGTCCGCCGCTACGGTACAAGCCCTGACGTTCAAGCGTTGGTTGATGCAGCAAACAAACCTGCCGAGGTAGGCAAATTGAACATATCGAGGGCCTGCGGAACCTGTCTGCTCAGATCGGCCTGATTCTTGACAGGCTCTAGACGGATGAGAATTTATGGCAGTCCTGAAAAATGAGGTGAAGAGCTTCATCGTTCAGGCGCTGGCGTGCTTTGACACACCGTCCCAGGTGGTGGAAGCCGTCAAGAACGAATACGGGGTTGTGGTGAGCCGCCAGCAGGTGGAGACGCACGACCCAACCAAGTCTGCCGGGAAGGGGCTCGCAGTGAAGTGGATGACCTTGTTTCACGACACCCGCAAGCGATTCAGGGAAGAAACTGCCGAGATCCCTATAGCCAACCGCGCCTTCCGTTTGCGTGGTCTTGGGAGAATGGCTGAGAAGGCCGAAACCATGCGCAACTTGGCGCTGACCGCTCAGTTGTACGAGCAGGCCGCCAAAGAAGTCGGCGACGTTTACGTAAATCGCCGCCTTGAACCTGAAAAACCTCTTGGCTCCCACGCGGACCAGCAGCACGCCATTGCTGAGTACACGCTGGAGCCTGATGAGCATGTCCCGACTTCCCCGCACCTTTGATCCTCCGGTCAAGCTGACGCCCAAGCAGGCGAACATTTATTGCTGGGGCTTCCAGCCTGAGGCGCGCTTTCGCGACGCGGTGTGTGGGCGCCGGTTCGGTAAGACATTCTTGGGCAAGGCTGAGATGCGGCGCGCTGCGCGACTGGCTGCTGAATGGGGCGTGAGTGTTGAAGACGAGATCTGGTACGGCGCGCCGACGTTCAAACAGGCCAAGCGCGTGTTCTGGCGGCGCCTGAAGCAAGCCATCCCTGAGGCGTGGCGTGCGCACCGCCCGAACGAGACCGAATGCTCTATCACCCTCAAGTCCGGCCACGTCATGCGCGTGGTGGGGCTCGACAACTACGATAACCTGCGGGGCTCCGGCCTTTTCTTCGTTCTGGTGGATGAATGGGCGGACTGCCCGTGGGCCGCGTGGGAAGAAGTGCTGCGGCCGATGCTCTCGACCTGCCAATACACGATTCCGGGTATCGGAGTGCGCAAGGGCGGCCATGCGCTGCGGATTGGCACACCTAAGGGCTTCAATCACTGCTACGACACGTATCTGGACGGCAAACCAGGCGGCGAGCCTGACCACAAGAGCTGGCAGTACACGTCATTACAGGGAGGCAATGTTCCTCCTGAAGAGCTGGATGCGGCCCGCCGCAAGATGGACCCTCGGACGTTTCGGCAAGAGTACGAGGCCGGTTTTGAGAATTACGCTGGCGTCGTTTACTACACGTTCAATCGTGCTGAATGTCGCACCAGCGAGCGGATCAAGCCGGGCGAGGCTTTGCACATTGGCATGGACTTCAACGTCATGAAAATGAGCGCCGTGGTCTACGTGGTTCGCGACGATCTGCCGTTGGCTCTGGATGAGCTCCACGCTGTGCGTGACACGCCGGAGATGATCGAAAAGATCAAGGTTCGCTTCTCGGGACACAACATTGCCGTTTACCCAGATGCTAGTGGCCAGAACACCAGTAGTAAGAACGCCAGTGAGTCAGATTTGTCGCTGCTTAAGAAGGCCGGGTTTTCAGTCATTGTTGATTCGACAAATCCGGGGGTTAAAGACCGTGTGAATGCGGTCAACGCCATGTTCCTGAACACCTACGGTGAGCGCCGCTTAAAGGTCAATGTCGATCAGTGCCCGCAGCTCACCTTGTGCCTAGAGCGTCAGACTTATACCGACAAGGGAGAGCCTGACAAAGACCCTAAGAAGGGCCATGACCATATGAACGACGCTGCGGGCTACTTCATCGCCAAGCGTTACCCAATCAAAACGGTTGTCACCTCTATCAAAATGGGATTCGCCCGATGAGCAACGACGTCTCCTACAAGCGGGCTGATTACACCGAAGTGCTGGATCGCTGGGCCACCGTGCGCGAAGTTTGCGCCGGCCAGCATCGTGTTGTCTCCCGGCTGCCTTATATCAACTCGCACGACAAATCCCCAGAAAATGCTGATCGCAACAAGGCTTACCGTGAACGGGCGGTGTTCAAGAATGCCACCGGTCACACTCGGAACGGTTTGCTTGGCCTGGCATTCCACAAAGACCCGACGCTGACTGTGCCGAAGAAGCTGGAGTACCTGCAAGACAACGCCAACGGTTCCGGGGTCAGTATCTACCAGCACTCCCAGGGCACGCTGGAAAAGGTGTTGGAGGCTGGGCGGCATGGCTTGTACGTCGACTATCACCAGGATGACGGCGCCGGCGGCCATTCGGTGATCCTGTCGTACTGCGCCGAGGACATCATCAACTGGCGCACTGGCATGGTGAACGGCCACAACGTGCTGACTCTGGTCGTATTGCGGGAGATGCTGGAGATCGAGGACGGCTTCGGATTCAAAGCTGTCGAGCAATTCCGCGAGCTTGCTCTTGAGTCAGACGGGTTTGTTTGTCGGGTTTGGCGCCGGTCCGGTCCAAGGGGTGGCGGTCCGCTTGAGATCACCGAGACGTTCACGCCGGAAGGCATTACCGGGCGCCTCAAGGAAATCCCGTTCACCTTCATCGGCGCACAGAACAACGATCCAACTATCGACGAATCGCCGCTGTACGACATCGCCATGATCAACCTGGGCCATTACCGCAACAGCGCTGACTACGAAGACAGCGTCTTCTGGTGTGGCCAGGCACAGCCCTATATCTCTGGGCTCGATGAGCACTGGCGCGACCACATGGAGAAAAATGGCGTTTACGTCGGCTCCCGGGCGCCAATGCTGCTTCCGGCCGGCGGCGCCTTCGCCTATGCGCAGCCGCTACCGAATACCCTGGTCAAGGAGGCCATGGCCGACAAGAACCAGATGATGATCGAGCTGGGTGCCCGAATGGTTGTCGCGTCACTGGCTGCCAAAACGGCTACCGAGTCCCGCGGCGATCAGTCCGCTTCGACATCGGTGTTGGCCGGCTGCGTGGCCAACGTCAGCGAGGCCTACACCCGGGCAATCACGTGGTGCTGCATCTACATGGGCATTGCTGATAAGAAGGTCGCATACCAGATCAATCAAGAGTTCGTTGAGCTGACAGCTGATCCGCAGATGATCACCGCGCTGGTCGGCCTCTGGCAGAACGGCGGTTTCGCGAAAGCGGACCTGCGCATGTACCTGCGCAAACTGGGGCTGATTGCTCCCGAGCGGACTGACCTGCAGATCGATGAAGAGATCGACGGCGATGGTACGGGCTTGAATCTCGACAAGGTGGACGACAATGGCAACGGCACCGGTACTGATTGAAGCGACGATTCGCCACCAAGTCCTGCTCGAGCAATTGAAGTCGGGCGAAGTCGAGAAAATCGCGAAGTACCTGCGCGAAATCGACAAGGTGGTGCGTGACCGGCTGAGTCGCGATGACTTGACGGGCTGGGGGCGGGATCGACTGGAGCAGATGCTGGCAGAGGTCGATGGACAGATCCTTGCTATCTACTCGCGGTATTCGCGGCAGCTCAACACCGACCTGGTGGACATTGCTGAGTACGAGGCAGCATTTGAGGCGCGCAGCCTGGATCAGGTGCTCGTTAATTACTCTGCTGTTGCTCCGACGCTGCCAGCGCTGAGGGCTGCGATCAAGGCCAGACCATTGCAAGTGCAGGGCGCGAGCGGCGGCAAGTTACTTGAGCCTTTCCTTGAAGATTGGACGAGCACTGAGCGCGGCCGCGTTATCAATGCAGTGCGGCTTGGCTTTAGCCAGGGGCTGACCAACTTTCAGATCATCCAATCGATTCGCGGAACGAAAGCGGCGAACTACAGCGACGGCATGCTGGCGATCAACTCCAGAAACGCCGACGCAGTGGTCCGAACCGCTGTTCAGCACGTATCGAACGTGGCGCGCTTTGAGACCTGGAACGCAAACCGCGATGTTGTCACCGGTTACCGCTGGGTTTCGACCCTCGACAGCCGCACGACACAGGTTTGCCGGTCGCTCGATGGTCGCGTATTCAGCATGGGCAATGGTCCTATGCCGCCGGCGCACATCCGCTGCCGGTCCACGACGGTCGCTGAACTGGATAGCCGTTTCGACTTCCTCAAAGAGGGGGCTACGCGGTCCAGCAAGGACGGCTATGTCGATGCAGGGGAAACATATTACGAGTGGCTCGCGAAACAGCCAGCGTCGTTCCAGGACCAGGCCATCGGCAAGACCCGGGGCAAACTGTTCCGTGACGGCGGGCTATCGGTGGAGCGTTTCACCGCGTTGCAGCTGGATCGTCGGTTTAAGCCGCAAACGCTTGAGCAGCTAAAAGCCTTGGAGCCTCTCGCCTTCGAGCGCGCAGGGATCTGACGAAAACGAATTCATATGGCCGCCTCCGGGCGGTTTTTTATTGCCTGCAAAGCGGGCAGACCAAACCCAAGGGGTGCATCAAGTGGCAGAAGAAAACGAGATCGACCTGGAAAACCCGGCAATCAAGGCCGCTATCGCGACTGCCGCTGAAGCATCCGTTGCCGGGCTGAGCAGCAAGAACAAGGAGCTGCTGGGGAAACTGAAGGATGCCACTGGCCGCATTACTCAGTTCGAAAGCCAGTTCGAAGGCCTGAACATCGATGCAGTGAAGAGCCTGCTGGCTAAGGCCGGGCAGGACGAAGAAACCAAGCTGCTTACCGAAGGCAAGATCGATGAGGTCTTCGGCAAGCGTACAGAGCGTCTGCGTGGTGACTTCGAGAAGCAGTTGGCTGGCGAGAAGGCTCGCGCGGATAAGTCCGACGCATTCGCCAGCAAGTTCCGAGACAAGGTGCTCGGCGACTCCATTCGCGCTGCCGCAATCAAGGCCGGCGCGCTGCCCGAGGCAACGGACGATCTGATCCTGCGCGCCAAAGGCCAGTTTTCGCTGAATGAAGAAGGCGAAGCAGTCGCTGTCGACAAAGATGGCCAGGCCATCCTCGGCAAAGACGGCAAAACCCCACTGACCCCGCTCGAATGGGCGGAATCACTGCGTGAAAGCGCACCTCACTTGTGGCCCAGGGCTACAGGAACAAATGCCCTGGAGCGGGTGAATGGTCAGGCCACGCCGAAACGCTCCGAAATGTCCTCCGTTCAGAAGCGTGAATTCCTCGCGAAGAACGGCCAGGACGCCTACCTGAAATTGCCCAAATAACGGAGTAACACATGGCGACTACCGTCAACTCGGACATGATCGTTTATAACGACCTTGCCCAAACCGCCTACCTGGAGCGCATCCAGGATGTCATTGATGTGTTCAACGGCTCGTCCGGCGGCGCAATCGTGCTGGACAACGAACTGATCGAAGGCGACCTGCGCAAGCGTGCTTTCTACAAGCTCGGCGGCGCGATCGCTCACCGTGATGTGAATTCGGTCGCGGCTGTTGTCGGCCAGAAGATCGGCGCAGGCGAAGTGGTCGGCGTTAAGGTGCCGTTCAAATACGGCCCTTACGAAACCACCGAAGAGGCGTTCAAGCGCCGCGCTCGCTCCCCGGAAGAGTTTTCCGAACTGGTCGGCATGGATTACGCCGATGCTGTGCTGGAAGGCTACATCCAGTACGCCATGGCCGCCTTGAAGGCAGCTATCGGCGCGAACGCCAACATGGTCGCGGCTGCCAGCTTTGCCACTGACGGCAAGAAGGCGCTGACCAAGGGCATGCGCAAGTTCGGTGATCGATTTGGCCGCATCGCGATGTGGACCATGGACTCGGCGACCTATTTCGATATGGTCGACCAAGCCATCACCGATAAGATCTACGAAGAAGCAGGCGTCGTGATCTACGGTGGCCAGCCAGGCACCATGGGCAAGCCGGTGCTGGTGTCCGACACCATTCCAGCTGACACCATCTTCGGCCTGCAGGCGGGCGCGATCAAAATCACTGAGTCCCAGGCTCCGGGATTCCGGTCGTACCCGATCAACAACCAGGAGAACTTGGCGATGGGCTTCCGCGCCGAGGGTACTTTCAACCTGGACCTGCTCGGCTACAGCTGGGCTGACGCGGTTGGCGGCATCAATCCAAGCCTGGCAGCCATCGGCACCGGTGCGAACTGGACCAAGTACGCGACCAGCGACAAGGTTACCGCCGGCGTGCTGATCAATCTGACCTAACGGTCTACCCCAAAACACGGCAGCTCAGCGATGGGCTGCCTTGGAGGATTTCATGGAACTGACTTACTCTGCGCAGAGCACGGACTTTGATCCGGATAAGCGCTATCGCAATCCCGAATACTTCGAGCGGCCAGAGTCGGGCGTGACCAAGGTCACTCTGGTAGGCGAGTGGCCTGCTGTGGCTGATGCTTACAAGGTTATCGACGTCGAAGTGGTCGTGACCAAGGCGCCAAAGGATAAGAAACCAGCCAAGGCAGAATCTGTGGACCTGGCTGCCGCAGATACCAAGCGACCAACTGATACGGAGTAATACATGCTCATCATCGAAGACGGCAGCGGCAAGCCAGATGCTGAATCGTTCGCGACGGCCGAGAGCTTGGCGATGTACGCGGTGAAGTTCGGTCGCACGATTCCAGCGACGGAGCCAGAGCAGGAAGCACTGTTGCGCCGCTCTGCCGTCCAGATGATGGCTTTGACCTGGAAGGGGAGCAAGTCGAGCTCAGCGCAAGCTTTGTCCTGGCCTCGCCGCGGCGCTCAAGTAGACGGCGAGATCCTGTCGCCGACCTACATTCCGGCCCGCATCGAATACGGACAGATGGCGTTGGCGGTTGAGATTCACGCCGACGATATCGACCCGCCATCACAGCGAACCGGTGCCGTGATCCGTGAGCGTGTAGAGGGCGCGGTCGACGTGCAGTATGCAGAGGCCAGCAACAACAGTGGCTATCTGCTCCCCGCTGCACCTGATCGCCCCAGCGCTACCCAGTTCGCCGATTACCTTGCCCGCCGAGGGCTATTCGCCATAAGGGCCTGAGCATGAGCGCTTTCTACGACCGCATGGCCGCCACTGCTTTGCGGCTGATTGAGCGCTTCGGCTTGACTGCCACATTGAGCGAAGTGACGCCCGGCGAGTACGACCCTGTCACGGGCGTCGAGACGGGCGGGGCAACACTCACCCAAACCGGCCAACTGATCCTGCTCGAATACACCTCGGCCGAGGCGGGCATCATCAATGCCTCAGGCTCACTGGTTCAGCAGGGCGACAAGAAGATCATGCTCGCCGCCAAAGGGCTTGCCTGGCCGCCAACGCTGACCACCACCATCCTCGCTGACGGCCAGACGTGGACCATCGTCAACGTCAAATCCACCAATCCAGCCGGTACGCCGCTGGTCTACGAGCTTCACGGGAGGCGCTGATGAGCTTTTCAGATGACATCAAGCGGTTCGCGGCCAAGACCACCAAGGCGCACGACGAGATCGCGCGCGGCACCACTATCGCGCTGTTCAACGCCGTGATTCAGGACACGCCCGTACTGGACGGACGTCTTCGTGGGGACTGGCAAACATCTGTGGGTCAGCCGGCCACCGATGAGAATGGCCGGGTTGACACGGTCGGCTCTGCATCAATGGCAGAGGTGACCGCGAACACGCCTCAGGGCGCAGGCCAAGAAACCTACCTGACCAATAACATGCCGTATTGCGAGAAGATCGAAAACGGCTCATCCAAGGAAAAAGCTCCGCAAGGCATGGTCCGTCGCAACGTTGACCGCTTCCAAAAGCTGATTGACGAGCAAGCCAGGAAGAACCGCGTATGAGCGAGACCAAAATCAACGGCGCGCTCGTCGCGGCCTATCTGGCAAGCAATCTCTACCCGGTAAGCCGAACCCATGTCGAAGGCAAGGTTTTCGTTCCAGTAATCGGCCGGGCTTGGGCGCGACTTACCGATATGCCGACCGGCCGCGAGCCAGCCGCATTCGGTGCTGTGAACCCGGTCGAGCGCACCGGTTACCTACAGATCGACATTTACCACCCGAACAACACAGGAGCGGCGCTGATTCTCGCCGATGCCGACAAGGCGCTGAGCTTCTACAAGCCAGGCCTGAGACTCGAATACCAAGGCCAGCGGGTACATATCCGCAAGGCTGAGCGCTCGAAGATCACACCGGAGGCTGTCTGGACCGGCGTCAGCATCTTCGTTTTTTACACGGCATGGGTTTATCCGACCGCCTGATTCATTCCCCGAGCAACCACCCACACCCGCTCATCAGCGGGTTTCTTTGTTTCAGGAGATCCCTAAATGGGCTTAGCTAACGGCTCTGCCGTACAAACGTATTACGTCGAAGAGGTGGCAGGCGCTATTCCTGCAACTCCCGCCTGGAAGCCGATCCGCTTCGTCAGCGCCGGCCTGACGCCGAACATCAACCAGATCGATACGGCAGAAATGAATCAATACCGCCAACAGCAGGCGAGCCGCGGCGGCACCTACAGCGTGGCCGGCGATATCGCGGTCGAGCTGTCTTTCTCCAGCTTCGACGACCTGATCCAGGCTGCCATGCAGGGCACCTGGACCGCGAACGTCCTGAAGATCGGCAAGGTCGAGCGCTCGTTCGCCATCCTGGAGCGCCACACCGACATCGGCGTCGATTACGTCTATCACGGCTGTCGCGTCAGTACGATGGCGATCAGCTCCCCGCTGAATGCCCCGGTTGGCGTCACCTTCAGCATGATGGGCACCAAGGCCGAGAAGTACACCGTGCCGGTTGGCTCGACGTACCTGCCGGCGACCGCGACCGACATCATGATCACCACCAACCTGGCGTTGATCGAGGGCGGGGTGTCCGTGGCTTATGCGACCGAATGGAGCGTCAGCCTCGACAACGGTATGGAAGCCCTGTTTGCGCTGGGCAGCCGTGAAGCCTTCGACATCTCCAACGGTGTCGCCAAGGTCACCGGATCGATGTCGGCCTATCTGGTCGATGCGGTGCTGTGGGACAAGGTGCTGAATGAGACCGCCACTTCTCATGTGATCGAGTTCACCGAAGGCGCCGACAGCTACACGCTGGAATTGCCGAAGGTCCGCTACACCCAGGGCCAGAAGCAAACCAGCGGACCGGGCGCAATCATCCCGCAATACACCGTCAGCGCCGGTTACGACGACGTGCTGGCCACCACCATGATGATCACGCGCACTGGCGCGTAATCGAATCCTTTCTACAGGCCCGCCACTGAGCGGGCCTTTTCATTTTGGAGATTCACCGCATGTCTGCTAAATCTGAAAAAGCCACCACCGCTATCAAGCCATTCGCTCTGTCCGACTTCTTCACCTTGGGTGCGCTGGAGAAAGGCAAGAAACTGCCGCTGACCCTGCCGGATGGCACTGAAACCGAATACCACTTGATGGTGCTGGGTGCCGATGCGCCTGCTGCCCGTAAAGCCCTGCTGGAAGCAACTCGAATCCTGCGCGATGAGGGAAAGGAAGGCATGTCGGTAGAAGAAGAGGCCGCCATCTCTCAGCGTGCCAACCTGCTGTACCGTTCCGCGCTGGCCTTCGACTGGTCGCTGCCGGTGCCATACAGCAAAGAAGCCGTAGCCGAGCTGCTGCTCAACAACCCCGGCCTGGCGAATGATGTCGAGCGACTGGCGAGCGACCGCGCCCGTTTTTTCGCGCCAGAGTTGAAAGCCTCCTAACCCACTGGGAAGGCGAGGCTAAGCTCAATAAGCCGGTCAAAGGATCGACTGCCACCACCCGCGATCACCTGACGCGGGTCTGGAATATGACCGGGCACAAGCCTCGGGAGCTGGATATTCCAGCCATGCCCGATGGCATGGGTTATCTGGCTGGCCTCTTCTGGGAGCTCAAGCGCACCAGCGATCCGCTGACCTGGCAAGAAATGGACGCCTGGACGCGGATGATGGATCGGCAGATCGAGCCGGAAGAGGCCCGGGTGTTGATGAAAATGGACGGTATTCACTGCCGGGTGATGAATGAAGCTTGAGGGCTGTGCGTGTGAGTAGAGAAGAAACTTTGAAATGCCTTGATTCGCTAGCTCTGGCACTGACACAGCATGACCACCAGTGGACGCCAGAGCAGCGCAGTAGCTATGAGCGCTGCGCTGCTTTTCTGCGAGTAGATCATGCCTCTGATGTGACGGCCCTTCTAATGCGCTGGGACCAAGAAGGTCTGCCACCTACCCGCGAGGTGGTGTGACCCTCTTAAAGAGGGCTCATCTCATTCGAACGGCATCACTCCACAGGGCAGGCACCGTGGCGACTTGACAGGGTGTAGTGATACGATACGTTGTCACGTATACCTGTCACGCCGGAGATCAAGAACCATGAAAGTCGGGAGTGTCCCCGTCAAGCCGCACCCTATGGAAATCATGAGCGGAATCATGAGTGGCGAGGCTGCGCGCTCGCTACAGCTTCTTCGTGCGATTGATGGGGCGGTCGAGGCCTTGGTCTATACGCGCCGTAATATGGACGCCCTTTCCGAGACATGCGATAGCCTGATTCAGCGCGCAGCAACTGAAAGTATGGAAGGCGAGCCATTAGTCGAAGAGGTTATTCCATCCCTTGTAGAGGTTCAAAGCTCTTCGAGAATGGCGCTGGAGATCATGCAGGCCAGATGCCGCATCGCAAGATTGACCCCCGAACTCGGAGCGGATGACGGTGTAGTCGAGGCTTACGAGCAGGTGATTGCATCGATAGTCGGATTGATCTCAAGGGTAGATACACTGATGAATAAGGTTAACGAGAGACTGGCTCGGTCGCGAATGACTCCTCTTGAGCGAAAGCTGGAAAGGAATCGCTCCCCGCTTATCAGCCAGGATACTCTTGATTCCGTCGCCAGGGGCAATGCGGCATTCCTCATTGAGCTCGGGAAAAAGAGCCGGGCTAAATGACCTGCGCTGTTATTGGCGCCACACTAAATATCTGCCTTACACCTCAAGAAGCCGCACATTTGGTCAAGGAGTTCTGTCTGTGGAAGGACGGGGGCATTGATCCTGGCGACTACTTTGGGAAGGACACTGCATTCATGCGCCCAAAAAGCGTTGTGGACGCCGGAATCCGCAAAGTACATCTTGAGACGCAAAGCGTTACACCCGCATGGAACCGCATGATGGGTTCAGGCATAAAAGACCCGGACAGGTACACCTCAGACAAGATATTGGTTTATGTGCACCTTGGGGATGTGAAAAACACACCATACCTGCTGCTTGCTATCTTGGAGCCAGGGCATGCGCAGATGTCCGATCCAGACCTGGTCCGAGGCCTGGCAGTTCTTTACGAAGATGAGCGAAGCGCCTTCGCAAGGACGTTTCCCGACCCGCAGTGGATCACTGCGGGGTTCTGATCGAATGCCCAAACCCAGCCCTCGCGCTGGGTTTTCTGCATTTAGGTCTTGGCATCCCGAGCAGCAAGCTCGGCGACAATGAATTCCCGCAGTGACATTCCGCTTTTGTCGAAGTCAGTGAGGTATACGATCTTTCCGCCTGCTTTGTAGGCTGCGTTGATCGGCCCCTTGGTCTTGGCATCGAGAGTTATGACTACGCTAGTGAATGACCTAGCCGCGATGGAAAGATCGGCTTCATTTTTACGAAGGCGAGTCTTTTCATTGAGCCGATCAGAAAGAGGGGTTTTCTGCTGGCGTATGAAGTCGAGCAAGGATTCATCGGCAAAGCGACCAAGGTCAAAGCCACCTACGCGCTGCTCGTTAGGAGGATGCGCCGGGTTGCCGAAGCCGAATAAATAATCCGTTTTGACGACTGCCTTCACCGTTCTCTGGATGAATGCCTTTAGATCCGCCTTCTCTTCTGGGATGGGCGGGATTTCAAACTCTGCCTCCCTTGTGATTGCGAGGCAGAATTCTGGGGCTGGTAGTTCGTGAGCGAGGTCCATACCCCGCTCAAATAGGAAGTCCCAAACGTTGTTGTCGATGTAGATGCCGATCAAGATTTTATTTTCCCGTAGCTCTGAATCCCCCAGTCATCTGCTACATCGCTAAGGTCTTTCTGGCTCGAGAACTCAATGTACTCAGTCAGTATGGCCAGCAGATCAATATGGCGCTGGAGAATGGGCTCACCAGTCGGGGCGCACGTGTCTACAGCGTGCTGACCATTAATCTTTGTCGAGCTAAGCTGCACCATTAACTTGCTCCTCAGATTACGCGTCTGGGCTTCTCTAGATCCGACCGGTACTGAGAGTGACCTCAGAAGATTTGCCTTATCTATATTCGACTGCAGGGGCATTCAACGTTCCTTGTTTGTTGGCATCGGTTGGCGTTAGTGCGCCAGGCCTGGCATCTCAACGCAGTGAACCAGAATGTCATTCCTGACTACCTGTCCGCTCATCTGGTGAAGGACGACAGAGATATCTTCAATCTCTAGGTGCGTACCTGGCGTACCTCGATAGTCGTCTGAATCGAGGTCAAGATGCACGCCGATCTTTAGATGGGGCAGCGGGCCGTCCGACTCAATGCTGGCGACCTGCTGGTCATCTCCAAGGATAAAAAGGTAGGTGTGCTTCATTTAAGTTGCCTTCTGAGTTCTCGGTGCGGGAAGAAGATGGTTGCAGTTATGCGCGAATCTCTTTCCGATCAGGTGTGAGCCAAACTTCGATCAATTACGGACTCAAGTAACGTAGGTGACGCACCACAAAGAAGCCCCAGCTTACGGCCGGGGCTTCAGGTGACGACACCGACCTCCACGGAAGAGTCGTCACTGAGAATATAGCACTGCGGTGGAAAAGTGCTGTGTCGCTGGGGTAGCCGTTCCAGTTCGCCTCGGCGGGGTTTTGGTCGTTCCCTGTGATTCAGCATAGAATCTCAGCATTGATAAATTTGGAGATAGCATGAAACGCGACTGGGAACTGGTTCGCAAAGTCCTGCTGGAGGTCGAGGCGCTTGAATCAAGCAGGCAGATGCTTCGCTCCAGCGCTATCGACGGCTATGACTCTGATTTTTCTGCCTACCATATCCACATGCTGATTGAGGCAGAGCTGATTGATGGGAAGTGCGGCAAGTCTCTGAGCGGCCCTCGCGATTGCTGGGCCAATGAGCTGACATGGGCAGGTCATGAGTTCCTGGACAAGATCAGATCTCAGACGGTTTGGAATAAGACTGTGGGTCTCTTGCGGGAAAAGGGGCTGGATCTGTCATTCGATACTATCAAGGCTGCTGCTGCGTCCGTGGCGACTAGTCTGCTCGGGTAGTACTCTCTGCAATGGTCGCTTACCTTGGCAGCTGGGGGGTTTTGGCCCTTCCCCTCGATAGTGGTAGATTGCCGCTATCTAAAGGGAGGACTGTTAAATGGATTCAAAATTTGTAATTGCTGGATGTGCCGCACTCATATTCTCCGGCATCGCTTTTGCCGCTGCTGACTCGAAGTCGATGAGTATGAGTTTTGAAAGATGTCAGGCGGTTCAGCAAAGCACTATTGCTCAGCTGGGAGTCCCTGCCAGTGACGTTATTTCGGTAGTCAATACGAAAGCGCTCACCATCACTCGCGTACTCACGTCAGATGGCAGCATCCTCATAAGCTGTAGCGCCCCCGATCAGAAAATGGTGATCACTACATCGACCAAGTGATTGGTAGGCTAACTGTTGAATGGGGGACACCTAATGCAAAAAGCAATATTGTGCGTACTGATTCTAATTTTGGTGGTTTTGGCACCAGGGATTTTATGGGTGGTGCTTGCGCTCACGGCCATAGCAGGAATCTGGCTCGCAGCCGCAGCGGGAATTGCCCTGGCTCTGATTGTTTGCGGTCTCGCGTGGAAGGTTGTATCCGGCCAGACCGAAGCTGGAAGAGCTCGTCGCATTGCAAGGATCGCTGAGCGATCAAACAAGAGATTCCGTGAAAAAATCAAAGTGAATTAAAAGATTATTCGAAACCCGCCACATGCGGGTTTTTTTACGACTGCAGCCGGCCAAGAGCCGGTTTTTTAATGCCTGGAGAAACATATGACCGAGTCAGCTCGCCTAGTCATTGCGGTAGATAGCAGGCAGGTTGGCCAGGCTGACTCCGCGCTCAACTCGCTCGGAAGAACCTCCTCTACCGTAGCCACTGCTGTTAAGGGTGTGGCAGCAGCTTTCGGCGTGCGCGAGCTTTATCAGGCAACAGAGGCTTATGCATCAATTTGTAGTGGTCTAATGAAACCGGACACTCATTTAGGCGAGAATGCTCGCCATATCGAGGTGTCAGATGACCAAGCAACGTCGTGTCTTTTCCGCTGAATTCAAACGCGAGGCTGCTGACCTCGTACTCAAACAAAATTACAGCTGCATCGAAGCCAGTCGTTCACTCGGCATTGGCGAGTCGGCCCTGCGCCGTTGGGTCAGTCAGCTTCTGCAGGAACGCACAGGCGTCACCCCGCAGAGCAAGGCGCTCACCCCAGAGCAGCAAAAGATCCAGGAACTGGAAGCCCGAATCGCCCGTCTTGAACGAGAGAAATCGATATTAAAAAAGGCTACCGCGCTCTTGATGTCGGAAGATCTCGAGCGTTCGCACTGATCCATCAGCTAAGCGCCCATGAACCTGTTGACTGCTTGTGCGAGGTGTTCGAAATCACCCGTTCGACTTACTACGCCCATCACCTCAGGCGGCGTTCTCCGGGCGTTGAGAGAATTCGATTACGCAGTCGAGTCAACGAACTGTTCACCCAGAGCCGAAACGCTGCTGGCAGCCGAAGTATCGTGTCGATGATGCAGGATGATGGCGAGCAGATCGGGCGTTTCAAGGTGCGAGGCTTGATGCGGGAACTGGGGTTGATCAGCAAGCAGCCTGGCTCGCATGCCTACAAAAAAGCAACGGTCGAGCGGCCTGACATTCCAAATACACTGAATCGTAAATTCGATGTTCCCGAGCCAAACAAGGTTTGGTGCGGTGACATCACCTACATCTGGGCGCAAGGGAAATGGCACTACCTGGCCGTGGTTATGGATCTCTATGCTCGCCGGATAGTGGGCTGGGCGTTATCAGGAAACCCGGATGCTGACTTGGTCACCAAAGCACTGGATATGGCCTATGAGCAACGCGGGAAGCCTCAAGGGCTGCTGTTTCATTCGGATCAGGGATCGCAATATGGAAGTCGCCACTTCCGTCAGCGTCTGTGGCGGTACCGCATCAGCCAGAGCATGAGTCGCCGGGGCAATTGCTACGACAACTCGCCGATGGAGCGAGTATTTCGCAGCTTGAAAACCGAGTGGATACCTTCAGTGGGTTATATGTCGGTTCAGCAGGCACAACGAGACATCAGTCATTATTTGATGCATCGCTACAACTGGATACGGCCTCATCAATTTAATGGCGGGCTAACGCCGGCTCAGGCCGAGAAAAAACTTAACGTCGTGTCCGGGATTAGTTGACCACTACAATTGCTAACCGCATGCGCCTGGTTACGGAAAGCGCCGTAGAGCTTCGAGCTGCACAAGACGCTGTATTCCAAAGCGCGCAGACAGCGCGCCAGCCGCTCGCTGCCACTGCAGAGCTGTACCAGCGCATCGCCGCCAACCAAAAAGCGCTGAACCTATCCGGCAAGGGCGTGGCAAGCATCACCGACACGATCAGCAAGTCGCTGGCGATCAGCGGGGCTTCGGCGGCATCTGCAAACGCTGCGCTGATCCAACTTGGTCAAGCCTTCGCATCTGGCACGCTGCGCGGCGAAGAGCTCAATTCGGTTATGGAGCAGGCGCCAGCGCTTAGCCAGGCAATCGCAGCAGGCATGGGTGTCACCGTCGGCCAGCTGCGCTCATTGGGCGCTGAAGGGAAGCTTACGGCAGAAGCGGTCGTGAAGGCCTTGCAAGACCAGGCCGACGCGGTAGACGAAAAATTCAGCAGGATCGCGACCGCTATTGGCGGATCGTTGCAAGTTGCTGGCAACACGCTAACTCGATTTGTCGGCGAGTTCGATCAGGCAACCGGCACGACGGCCGCATTCGCCAACGGGATCATTGGCGCCTCAAAAATAGTCGATACATTCACCGGCGATGCTGATGCACTTGCCTCGACTGTGAAAAATGTAGGCGCGGTTATGGGGGGGGTCGGCGCCGCGTCGGCTGTTCTCCTGGCTAGCAAGCTGGGCACAGCCTTGTACGCTTCCAGAGCCGCAAAAGCCGCGAATATTGCTCAGGCAGAGTCCGCCGTCAATGCGGCCAGAGCCAACCAAATTGCCGCCCAGTCCGCCGTCGTCCGAGCGGAAAGAGAGGCGCTTGCGGCTCGCGGCACCGCCGTACAGACTCAAATGTCTATCCAGCTTGCACAGGCCAGAATGGCAGAAGCCGGGGCAACCACTGCGCTTGGCGGGGCTCAGGCAACACTAAGAACCGCGTCTGCTGGCCTGCTTTCGGTACTGGGCGGCCCCGTCGGCCTTGCGTTGCTGGTTGGCACGATGGCTGCCAGCTACTTCCTATTCCGTGACGGGGCCAACGCGGCAACCTCGGCCCTGATCGATCAGAACGGAACGCTCGACGACTCGATCCAAAAATTCAAAGAGCTGTCGGCAGAGCAGCAGCGCTTCCAGTCATCGAAGTGGGTAGAAGCGCAAGAAAGCGCTCTAGATTCCGCTTCCAGCGCGCTCGCCGAATACGCTACGCGAGGCAGTCAGGCTTTTAATTCGCTTGGCATGAGCGGTGTAGAAAGCGCCGAAGCGTTCAGCGTCATGGTTGCAGAGGTAAAGGCCGGCACCAGAACGCTGGATAGCGTCACCGAGTGGGTGGCGAAAAATAACCAGATCATGCCTGCATTCAAGTCGATGCTTGAGCAGACGGCCGCAGCTTACTCGGCCAACGGCGAAAAGGCAGAGAAGTACGGGAAGCTGCTCGCCCAGTCGAGCGGCGTCACCACGTCCGCAACAACCGAGACCGAAAAACTCGCAGCAGCCCAGAAGGCAGCCGCCGAATCAAGCGGGGCGAAGGCGGGCGAGTGGGACAAATACATTGCCAAGCTGACCGAGACTCGCGACCTCATCGGCGCGAACTCGGCGGCAGAGGCTGAGTACAACGCCGTCAAGATGGGAGCAAGTGTCGAGCAACGCACTCAAGCCAAACTTATCGGTGAGCAGACTGTAGTCCTCAAGGCGCTCCAGGAGGCGGTAAAGGATGGCGACAAGGTCGAGCAGGCTGCGCTAAAAACCAAGCTGCTTGGCCTTTATACTGCCGAAGAGGCAGCCAAACAGGCGGCAGCCACGCAAAAGCAAGCTTATGCAGACACCGCAACCGCTGCGGAGGAGAGCGCGAAGCGTCAGGCAGCCGCATTTATGGCTGTTGCCGCCGCATCCTACGCACCGGTCATGGCGAATCCCAATCCGAAGAAGCTTTCCGGATATGGATTGCTCACCAACGGTGGAACACCTCCAGCAGTTGTTCCTGAAGTGCCAGAAACTGCCCTTGAAAGATATGAGCGCGCAATCAAGCTCATCAACGAAGGCACCGAGGCCAACAAAAAGACGGACAAGGCTGCCAATGCGGCAGCGAAGGCGATCGAGAGTCAGGCGAAGGCCCTCAAGGATTTCGAGGCGCAATCCGCCATATCTACCAAGTCCTCAAATGACATGGCTGACGCATATCTCGCCGGGGCTGATAACGTCCGCGAGTTGAGCATCCAGCAGAAAATCGAGCAAGAAACGCTGAAATTGGGTGCTGATGCTCACGATGCAGTAGCCGCCGCAGTTCGCAAGGAGGCCGATGCCAAGGATCGCCTGGACATTACACAGTCCATCGCGAGCATGCGCACGGAAACCACGCAGACCCTGGCTCAGGCCACTGCCACACTGCAGGGCAAGGATGCTCTCGAAGCGTTCAACATTCAGAAGTCGATGACGGTTGCGCTGGCCGGGAGAAACATTGAGGTTGGCAGCAAGGAATACCAACTGCTGCTGGACCAGACCAAAGCACAGCTTGACGCCAACAAGGCGCTGGAGCAGGCCGGTCAGGTTGAGGGTATCGTTGATCGCCTAAACCCTCAGATCAAGCTGCTGAAGGATTTCACTGCGGAGCAGGAAGCGCTCAATGCGGCTATTGCTCGCTACCCAGAGAATGCGGCGCTCTATCAAGACGCCCTGGCCAAGCTCGGCAACGAATACGAGGTCAATCGCAGCAAGGCCACGCTCTGGGGCCAGATGACCGAGGGCGCAATCGATCGTATCGATGAGGCCTTCGCCACGGCCTGGGGCAATATCGGCAGCGGCGCGGAAAGCCTGTGGGACAACCTGAAGAAAGGTTTCAAGCAGACGCTGGGCGAGATCGCGCACATGCTCACCACCAAACCGCTGCTGGCCTCGATCAGTAACTGGCTGACTGGCACTGACAATGGGCAGGGCGTGGGGTCCGTCTGGAGCAAGCTTCTGGGCGGCGGCGGCGGCGGCGGCGGCGGCGGTGCCTCCGACTCCAACGGCTGGGGCGGCATGGTCAGCCTGGGCAAAAACCTGTACTCGGCGTGGAGCAATCTCACTGGAGTGGGTTCGTCGATTGCTTCGGGCTACGCGTCCGGCGGCATCAGCGGGGCGCTCTCGGGCGGTGCTGGCTACTACGGCAACATGCTGTCCAGCTTGGGCAGTACGCTTTCCGGCGGCTTCAGCAGCATCGTGTCGTCGATCACAGGAACCGCGGCGGCAAGCACGGCCGCAACCACTGGCGCCACCTCAGCGCTGGGCGGTGCACTCTCGGGTGCTGTTGCTGAAGGCGCAGCATCAATTGGTACTAACATCGGTATCGCAGGTGCAACGACCGCGGCGGCATCCAACGGCATCGGTGCGGCGATCTCCTCGGCCATGTCGAGCGCGGCGGCTATGTGGCCACTGGCAATCATCATGGGCATGTACCAGTCCGGCAAGCTCTACAGCGCCGGGGTTCGGCCTGATGCAAGTGCGATGTGGGAGAGCGGCGGCGGCACAGCCCTGGGCAAGGCGGCGATGCTGCCTCAGACAGTTGGTGCCAAGTACTTCGAAATTGTCGACGGCGCCATGGGCAAACTGGTCGGCGGCAAGATGGCTGCCATCCTCAGCGGTTCTACCCTGTTCCAGGCTGTTTGGAGCAAGGTGGGTAGCAAGCTGTTCGGAAGCGGGTACAAGACCAAGGACGTTGGCATTGAGCTGGGTGTTGATGGCGGGGTGTTCGACGCCCAGCAGTACGTCAAGCAGAAGAAAAAAGGCGGACTGATCTCGGGGTCGAGCAAAACCCGCTATCTGCACAACCCGCTGGATGCTGAGACGCAGGACGCGCTTGGTGCCGCCTTCAACGACAAGATCCTCAATTCCATGGGCCTGTTCTCGGCTCTTGGGGTTGAGCTGAGCGATTCTGTTCTTGACGGCCTGAACATGGCTGCAACCCGCATCAGTACCCAGGGAAAGACCTCTGAAGCGATTCAGGAGGAGCTGGACAAGTGGTTTTCTGGCTTGGGTGACTCGGCCGTTTCGGCGATCAATGCAGCGACCAACTCCGGCCTGGAGAATTACAACTTCGAGACGCTGACCACCTTCGTCAACAACCTCTACAGCGTCAATGATGCGTTCACGATGCTGGGTCTGAAGCTGTACGACGTGTCGGTCAGCACGGGATTCATGGCTGAGCAACTGGTGGCTATGGCTGGCGGCGCGGAGGCGTTCAACGCTGCCAACAGCAAGTTCTTCGATAGTTTCTATACGGACGTAGAGAAGACCAACTACACACTGGCGACAGTGACCAAGCAGTTTAAGGCGATGGATGTTGCATTGCCTGGGTCGCGCGCTGCGTTCCGGAGCGTGGTTGATGCTCTGGACCTGACGACCGAAAGCGGCCGCAAGATGTACGTCACGCTCACCGGTTTGGCGGAAAGTGCATCGCAGGCTTACACGATCCTCGAACAGCAGTTGATGAGCGCGGCCACCAACGCCCAGGGCGCGGTTCAGCGGGCAATCTCTGCCCAGCAGAAGAGGGCGACCGAGGCGTACAACGCCACCAACACCTCGCTCAGTGACATGGTCAGCACCGTGACGGAAAGCGTCAACGGCCTGAATTCTGTCAGCAGCAGTTTGAGCACGGCCCTCAGGGCGTTGCGCGGCGATTCGGATGACGCCGTGAAGATGCTGCGTGCGCAGGCGCAAGCGACGCTGCAAAGCGCATTGGCCACCGCTCGTTCCGGTAAGTCGCTGTCTGGCTTCACCGGCTTGGAGGATGCGCTCGACACCGTCAGCAACAACAACACTGACCTGTACGGCTCCATGGAGGACTTCGCCCGGGATCAGGGTCGCACGGCTAACGTCGTGGCCGAGCTGAACGGCATCAATGGCAAGCAACTAACCGCTGCAGAGAAGTCGCTGAAAGGGCTTGAGGATCAGATCAAGCAAGCCAAAGACAGCTACGACCTGCAGATGGCGCAGTACGACCAGCAGTTGGAGTTCGCCCAAGCGCAGATGGATGCGCTCAACGGCGTCGATACCTCGGTCATGGGTGTTACGGCGGCCATCAATGCGATGAACGCAGCGGTGGTCGCGGCACTTGGCACCATTGGAGGCAAGGCATCAGCTGCTACCCCGCAGAACAACGCGACGGCAGTCGAATCGATCTATCAGTCAGTGCTCAAGCGCGGGACCAAGGGTGATGAGGCGGGTGCTGCATTTTGGGCTGCGCAGCTGCAGTCCGGCGCGCTCGGATACGAACAAATCGCGGCGGCCATTGCTCAGGGCGCACTGGGTAACGGTGCAGAGTCGGCAGCGACAAAGGCCAATGCCGGGAAGTTTCTGGGTATCCCTGGTTATGCCTCCGGCGGTGACTTCGGCGGCGGTTTGCGCCTGGTTGGCGAGAACGGGCCGGAACTGGAAGTTACAGGCCCGAGCCGGATATTCAACGCGAACCAGACGGCAGCGATGATCAAGGGTGGCGGCAACGACAGCGCCACTGTCGCGGAACTGCGCGGTCTCCGTGCGGAGATGCAGAGCAACTTCGAATACATCGGCCGGCACATCAAGGCGACAGCAGAACACACCGGAGAGATGAATGAGTCTGGTATCCAGGTCGTTGGCACGGTTGACACCAAGGCGGTGGCCGCATGAGTGACATGAAGGTAGTGCCGGGGATTCAAATCACCCCGGCGAACATGCCCATCAACGCACTGCCGGATATGGATTATCCGGCTTACGACTCAACTACCGCTTACAAGATCGGCGATTACGTCACTATTGACCGCATCAACTATCAGGCACTGGTGGCGAACACAAATCGCCATCCAGTGACTGATACGGTTTCTCCTGCTGCCTGGCAGAACATGGGCTGGGTCAACAAGTACAGGATGTTCAACAAGAACATTGGCAACACTTGGAAGATCGGCACCTACACGTCAGCGCCGGATGTAATTGACTTCACGGTTCGCCCTGGCAAAAGGATCAACGCCATAGGGCTTGTAGGGGTTCGCGCCTCCTCGGTGCGCATCATCATGACCGTGCCGGGAGTGACTGACCCGGTATACGACAAGACCTTCGCGATGTCCCTCAAGGCCGGTGGTAGCTGGTATCAGTACTACTTCGGACAGTTCACGACCAAGGACAACCTGGCCGAGTTCGATCTGCCGCCCTTCAACAACGCCGATATTCGCGTGATCGTCAGCGCTCCGGGCGGTACCGCGCGCGTCGGGATGTTTGTTGTCGGCTGGGGCAAGTCCATCGGCACTGCCGTTTACGGCACATCGCTTGGCCGTAAGAAATACTCAACCCTTAAGGAAGAGTTCGACGGCAGCATGACTATCACCCCGCGAGGAAGGCGTAAGTCAATCGACTTTCAAGTCGTCTTGCAGGCGGACCAGATATCCAGCGTCCAGCGGACTCTCGATGACGTTGACGATATGCCCTCGCTCTATGTTGGCGCAAGCGAGCTGGATTACACCGTGATCGTCGGGATATTCGACGACTTCGATACCGGCCTGCCAACGTACAACCGTGGCGAATACACACTCAAAGTAAGGAGCCTCATGTAATGGCAGTTTCTCCAACGCCTCCATCCATTTCGATACTACCTCCCGCACCACTGCCGACCGATGCCGAGGCGGTGTTTGATGCCAAAGCCGGAGTACGACTGACCGCCGAAGAGGTCATGGTCACAGAGCAAAACGCCGCGCTCGCTTGGCAGGCCGGCTCTATGGCCGAAACGAAAGGCTACAAGGATGCCGCTGCTACCTCGGCCCAAACAGCCACCGAGCAAGCTGCCATTGCATCGGGTGCGGGTGGTGCTGCCGCTGCGCAAGTTGCCCTTGCAGCGGAGCAGGTAACGCTGGCGGCCACGCAAGCAATTAACGCAGCAGCATCGGCAACCGCCGCCGAATCTGCTCCGGGTTCCATTGGCAATCTTGCGCTACTCCACGCAGTCGCCCTCTCTTTCTAAGGAATAACCATGGCCAAGACATTTACCGCCCCGTTTGCGCAAACCTACAAGACTAACGCAGCAGCCGTAACCGCGGCTCTGACCGGCATCGGCACTTCTGCTGTGACAGGCGCAGTCCTGCTTACTACCGCTGGCGCCAACGGCGCGCTGGTGACCAAGATCACCGCCATTCCACGAGCAACAGTCACCGCTGCCTCATTGGTCTTGTTTTTGGTGAAGGCGAGCGCTCCCGCCGTCTACAACCTGATCGACTCTGAACTGATGGCGGCTTATACGTTGGCGGCAACGACTGCTATTCCGGAGACGGCTTTCGGCAACATCACCCCGACTTCACCGCTGCGCCTTGAAGCCGGCGACATGCTCTATGTCGGCTCGCAAGTTGCCCTCGCTGCCGGGATCGTTTTCTACGCAGAGCAGGCCGACCTATGAGCCTTGGTAGTCCTTTGGGTAATCCGCTCGGTAATCCGCTGGGGTTGGCGCGTAATAGCGCCGGTGACTATTCTAGGCTGCTAAATGACCCAACTATTGTTGACTTCATTTCGAGCGCTGGTGTTTCCGGCACCTACAAAGTACCGGCATGGGCTAAGTTCATGCGTGTCACCGTTGTTGGCGGCGGGGCTGCTGGTCGGACTGTGATAGCAGGAGGCGGCGGCGGCGGGCTTGCGCAAACAAAAATCCTCAATATTTCGGGAAAATCTATCGATCTGACGTATTCGACGGCAGCGCGGAGAGTTGCGGACACCCCCGGACAAGCACAGAGCAGTTCTGCGGCCTTTCTTAACTACGCTATGACTGCGACTGGCGGCACAAACATTGCAGGTCAAGCAACGGGTACGGGTACGGGCGGTGATTTCAATTTTAGTGGAGGGGCATCAGTTACCAACGGCACTAATGGTGGAGCGGGAAGTGGGGCGGCAGGGCCGAGGGGTAACGGCGGCACTGGAGCGCCATCGGCGCAAAAGGAGGGTGTAGGGGGTGCAGGGGGAGGTGGCGGACAGAAGGGCGGTGGGCAGTTCGGAGGCGGGGGCGGCGTAGGGTCGCCGGGTAGCGCATCTGATAGCACTCTCCAAACCCCGCCAGGTAATACCGGTCTATGGGGTAGCGCGAGCTTCAATGTGGACGGAGGACGATGGGGCGGCGGCGGTTCTGGTGGTGGCCTGGCAGGCGCTGGCGGCGAAGGCGGAGTGAGGATCGAATTATGGTAAGCATAATCAAAGTCAAAGATGGCGTAGCGAGTCGCGAACCAATCCCGGCATTCCTTCAAGGTCTTCTGCCCGAATCCCTCTCAGACCTATCATGGACCGATCCGGCACTGGGTGTGCAAGACTGCGCATGGTGGCCCGAAGAAGATGCCTCCGGCGAACTCGACACCAACAAGAAGTGGGGTGCGGAAGTGCTGACCCTGGATGTCGAGCGCAAGGTCGTACTGGTCGCCCGCAAGCAGGTGTCTATGACGGCGGCCGAGAAAGCGGCGCGGGATGCGCTGATTGCTGCCGAGTGGGCAGAGCGCATTGCCGCTCGGCGCTGGCAGGCAGAAACGTCCGGCACCGTTTTTGGCGGCATGCCCATCGACACCGACGACCGTAGCAAACTGCTGATCAACGGTGCGGCGATGCGGGCGGATCGCAGCGCTGACTATGTGCTGCGCTGGAAGACTTCGGAAGGCTTCGTTGATCTAACAGCAGCGCAGGTGCTGGCGGTGGCCGACGCGGTGAGCTACCACGTTCAGTTTTGCTTTGACCGTGAGGATGTGTTGTTGGGCGCGGTGGCTGACGGTTCGATCACTGCCGAGATGCTGGAAGAGGGCTGGCCGGTATGAGTCGATTCACTACCACGCTGAAAACCGATCAGACCGACCGGCGCACGTACAAGCTGCTCGATGACCTGGTTCTGGCTGATGAGGAGCTCGGCGCAATTACCGTGCCACAGGGTTTTCAGACGGACTTCGCGAGCATCAAGGTGCTGCACAACGCCTTTCTGTTTGTGCTGTTCGCCCTGGTGGCCGGTTATGGCAACTACGCCGCGACCGTGCATGACTGGCTTTATGAGCATGGATCGCTGACGCGCAAAGAGGCGGATGCCGTGTTGTATCGGGCATTACGTGCTGAGGGCGTGGCGCGCTGGAGGGCATGGCTGATGTGGGCCGGTGTCAGGATAGGCGGCGCCAAGCAGTACAGCTCAACCCCGACAAGTTCGGGGTTTTCTTCGTCTGGAGATTGAAAAGCAAAACCCCGAAGATTCGCGGGCTTCGGGGTTTCTATTCCCTTCTATGGACGTGTGGGCAAGGAGGGCGTGCCGGGATCATAACAGTGCCGGCGCTGTGAAGCACCCAACCCATCGACCACAAGTTTCAGCTATCCAGCCCGCCAAGTGCGGGTATTTTTGTCGCTTGGAGAAAGTCATGCCCATTACCGAGCAGCAGTTGCTGCAGATCCTCCCGAACGCCGGCCGCCAAGCCGGCGTTTTTGTTCCTGTGCTGAACACGGCCATGCTCCGGTATCAGATTGTCGGCGCCAAGCGAGTGGCCGCGTTCGTCGCCCAGATCGGCCATGAGTCCGGCCAGTTGGTCTACGTGCGTGAGATCTGGGGACCAACTCCCGCGCAGGCGAAGTACGAAGGCCGCAAGGATCTTGGCAACACCGTCCTGGGCGATGGTTTCAAGTATCGCGGCCGTGGCCTGATCCAGATCACCGGCCGGGCGAACTATGCGGCGTGCGGCGAAGCCCTGGCCCTCGACCTGATCAATCAGCCAGAGCTGTTGGAGCAGCCGAAGAACGCCTGCATGTCGGCTGCATGGTTCTGGGCAACCAATGGGCTGAATACTCTGGCTGATGCCGGCGACTTCGAAAAAATCACCCGGCGGATCAATGGCGGGCTCAACGGACAGGCTGATCGGCTGAAGCTGTGGACGAAGGCGACGGCGGTGCTGGCATGACGGCCTTCACCAGAGTCTCCCGGACTCTCGCCAAATCAGAAGAAGACCGGCTTTTCTTCGAATGCCCAGGCTGCCAGATGGTCCACGGGATTTCCCATGGACCTGGCCCGGGCCCGCTCTGGGGCTGGAATGGCAGCGTCGAGCAGCCGACCTTCACCCCTTCGGTGCTGGTGCGTTATTGCTGGTCTGATGGCGATCGGGTCTGTCACTCGTTCGTGACCGATGGCCGCATCCAGTTCCTGGGTGACTGCACGCATGCGCTGGCCGGCCAGACTGTCGACCTGCCTGATTGGGAAGATGAGCAATGACGCCCGCGGCACTGAAGACGGCGCTGGCCGGTGTACTCGCATTGTTGCTGCTGACGGCGGGCGGAGTCTGGAAGGTGCAGGACTGGCGCTACGGCAAGCAGTTGGCTGAACAGTCTGGCCTGCACCAGGATGATCTGACCGCGATCAGTAATGCGGCGGCTGATCAGGTGCGCAACGAGCAAGGCAAGCGCCTGGCACTGGAAGGCCGTCTTCAAGTAATAGACGAAACGCATTTCAAGGAATTTAGTGATGCACAGAAAAATATCTCTCGCCTGCGTGATCGCCTTGCCACTGCTGATTTGCGGCTGTCAGTCCTTCTCGACGCCGCGGATTCAGCCAGTGGCTGCAACGTGCCTTCCACCCCCGGCGCCGTCGGCGTGGTTCATGGAGCCGCGCGAGCCCGACTTGACCCAGCGCATGCTCAACGAATTATCGGCATCACCGATAGCGGCGACCAAGGACTGATCGCGTTACGGGCGTGCCAGGCGTATGTCAGGGCTGTGTTGCGTTAAGCTAGACCGAATGGATTGAATCGCGCACAAGGAAAGGCTATGGGTCAGGATTTTGTAGGGCTGGGAGTGCTGCTGGTCGTCGCCTGGATGGTTGCCATCGCGCTTATCATTTACGTAGCGGCCAAGTAG